TAGTGTACGGATGTCACCCCTCTGCGAAGGGGGAGACTTCCTCACCGCAGGCGAGGATCGCCGCGTACTGTTCGGCCAGAGCCGCCTTGCGTTCGGGCGAACCCGGCTTGCCAACCTTCACGATCATCAGATCGTCACCCCCCTTGTAGCGGGGATCGGCCTTTTCGGCCTTGGTCTTGCCAGCACGACGGAGAGCCTTGCGATTGAACTTCAGCACCTTCTCACTACGGATCGGGCCGTACACACCATCGGCCAGGGTCGGCTGGTGGCGGATTGCGATGCCGAGAAAGCACATGCGAGCCTGTCGCTTTGCATCTTCGATGATTTGGAACTTGGTGGCCATTGTCGTTTTCCTCTTGGTGATGATGAATGGATTATACAGGCCATAAATGCAAATGCAATCGCAAAATCCGGATTTTTCTGTCAAGAAACTTTGACACAAAAGCCTAGCATTTTATGCTACTTTGGCACAGCGTTTGCTTATATGTCGTAAGTTGTTGCCTCATAAGACTTTACATCAAACGCCGCCGCCACCGCTCGACGTAAAGTCTTGCGGCTATTGGGTTTACGTTGCGTGAATGAAAACCTTATCACTCGTGGTCTTATTCGTGATGGTCACAATCCAGTTACGACCACTACCATCCTCACGCATGATACCATTCACAAGGCCGGCATAAACCCTACCCTTCGGGTCGATCACGCTAGTATACTTGCCAGCAATCATGGATGCGAAGATAGTATTGAGGCTGTTCTGTCGATTAGCGTAGGCGGTTCCGAACATTTTCTTTTCCTTGTGGTGATGATGAATGAAATATATCAGAATCTTTTTACCTTGTCAACCCCTCTATCGAAGGGTAATCAAACCATTGAAGTGCGAGAAGGTAAGGGTAAGAGTCTTTCCAGGGTACTTCTGGTCGATATACGCTTGGGCGGTACTCTTACGATTATCCGTAGCGGCAACGTGCTGCACAACGCTACCACTCTCGTCCATAACCTTCCACACCTTTTTCTGTACGATCTTAGGAAGGCTACCGATGAAGTCGTTGATATGAGTTGCTTTTTCCATTGTCTTTCTCTCTTTCTTTCTTTCTAGTCTATCATCGGTTTTCAGGTAGGTCAATACTGTACAAAAGTTTCTCAGTAGTAGCCGCAATTCTGAGACAATCCGCGAATTTGTGGCGAGATTTTCCACAGCGGAGGAAGCACGTTGCTTTCGTGAATCCGCCAGAGTTTCTGGCCGTCGCTTTCGACCACGCTCACTTCTACCAGAATATAGTTGCCCATACTCGACTTCTCGTGACCACGCACAGTACCAAGTCGCGTACCGATCTCGCAGTTCCGACGAAACCGAACACTATCACCGATATTGAAAGTGTTTTCCATCGCTGTCTCTCCTGGGGTTACTTCTTATATCGACATTATACCATGGTATGCTTGAGCGTCAAGCAAAAAGTTTCCTTAAAACATCGTAAGGTTCGTAAGTTGTTGATATATAAGAGTTTACGTCAAACGCGGGCGCCCCGGCTCGACGTAAAGTCTTTAGCCTTAAGGAGTTGCGTCAAACCCCCTCGAAATAGTGGTCGGGGCTCGGCGGCTGACCGAGGTGATCGTTCCACTCTCCCCAAGTCTTACACTTGACCATCGTGCCGGGATGCGCCCACGGCAGGGGTGACGGCGAGTGTCGGACGATTGGGTGATCGGTCGAAATCGAATCACGGCGACCTTCCTTCCACTCGGTGAAGATGGCGACCGCTTCAGCGGTCAGAGTGCGGATACCGGCGGTGGTGGTCACGGTGATGGCGTTCATGGTCATGCCCTTGGCGTTGGTGGTTGTGATAAGCATATTCTACAAAGTATTATCGGCATTGTCAAGTGGCTTTCTTGAAAAAATCTTTTTTGCTGTAACTTGTTGTGGCGTAAGAGTTTACGTCAAACGCGGGCGCCCCGGCTCGACGTAAAGTCTTTAGCCGTAAGGGTTTAGATCAGGCCACAGCATCCATCGCAGCCATCTTTTCCACAGCCCCACGATAGAGGGGGTAGAACTCGTCCAGTGGACAGTTGTTCACGACGAGGGAGCCGTCGATGTAGAGGCAGTACGTATTCGGCACTTCGACCGAAACGGTCCAGACGAGCGGGCGAGGATCGTTGATGTTCTTCGGGTTCATTCTGTTCTCTCTTTCTTGTGATGGTATCTTATCAAGCCTTTTGTGGTTTGTCAATCCCCCTTAAGGGTGAGCCTAGTTGCTCATCCACGATGCTACGGTGGAGAGATCATCGGCCATTTCGACCGTCGATCCATCAACCAGACGAACAGTCCATACGTTGCCCTCATCAAAGTGCCAGCACACGATCACGCCAGAAACACCGCCAACCACAACCTTGTCACCAATCTCGAACATCTTGCGTTCTCCTCTTTCTCTTATATCGACATTATACCATATCCATCTTGAGTGTCAACAAAAAAGTTTCCTTACAATACCGTAAGGTTCGCAAACCATTGTGGGATAAGAGTTTACGAAAAACGCGGGCGCCCCGGCTCGACGTAAAGTCTTTAGCACTAAGGGTTTAGGTTCAACCGATCCTTTCGGCCATAACCTTTCCAGCCTTGAACCGCACCACCCGACGCTCTCCGATCATCACGGTTTCACCCGTGCGTGGATTGCGAGCCTTGCGAGGAGCGGTCACCTTCACGGTGAACACGCCGAAGTTTCGCAGTTCGATCCGGCCGGTCGTGGCGAGAGTTTCGATCATGCTATCAAGCGTAGCCTGCACGATCTCGCGGGCCTGATCGCCCGTTACGCCAACCTTCTCCGCGATCCCCTCAACCATGCTTCGCTTCGTTCCAACCATTTTCATCGTCTCCAGTGGTGATGTCGCTATTCTACCGAAAGTTTTTCAGCCTGTCAATCCCCCCTATCGGGGATCATGAAACCCCCATCCAAGCCGCGTTCTCGACGCAGTAATCGTAGAACATATCGTTCAGCACAGCCTCGAAGTTGTTTTCCGTAAGCCTGCGACGATCACCCGTGAAATCACACTCCGCGAACAACCTACCATCGGGCGTATGCACCAACACCACATGATACGTCTCGCTACCCCAAATAGCCTTGAGAACGTTATTCACTTTGTTCGTATCCATCTCTTTCTCCTTTTCTCTTTATATCGACATTATACCATTCATTCTTAAACTTTCAAGAGAAAAACTGCCTTAAAACTTCGTAAGGTTCCGTAAGTCCTTATTCTACAAGACTTTGGCACAGATCGTGCGGATCAAACTCGTCGTAAAGTCTTACGCCACAACACTTTACATCAAGAGGGGGTTTTTTCGTTTCCTACAAGGGCTGGCGTCCATGACAAAACCTCGCCGGTGGTCTAAACATAATAAGGACCATCCAATATAATTGGCCAGTTTTCCCCTATATATTTCTCATTCTAAAATAATTCTTAATATTGACACTAGTAACCATAAGAATATCTGACACCACGATTCCAGCATCCATTATGAGAATTCCAAAAACGTGGTCGTTCATTTACAATTGGCCAGTTTCCCCATATAACATTATTATTCTGCACCACTATTGGTTGTTGTACCACAGGAACATACTGAACACTAATTACTGGTTGCACAGGATAGTAAACTACCACAGGATATTGTACCACTACGGGTTGTGGCTGATAATATACAACAGCCCCAACATCTTGAGCACAACAACATCCACACATTACCATAAATAAAAATAAACTTTTGATCATTTTAATATCTCCTTAAATAAAAATGGCCACGACTAACATTATATTAATCGTGACCATGTTATTGTAATATTACTTTTTTTAGTAAATATCAACTAATAGCAGATTCAATATTAGCCGAATTCCCCACTGGTTTCACCTTTCGTGGACGACCCCTACTCTTCTTAAGAGCAAGCTTTCGTCTTTGACGTCTCACCATTGCTGTACTAATATTTTGTCCTGTCATTTTACTCAGAGCAACCCCTAAACTTTCATCACATAATAGTGTATGGTTTTGTTGAATATAATCAAGTTCGCTCTGAGACCATTTTTTATAATTAGCCATTTTTCACCTCGTTTATTATTGACAAATCCTTCCTGCAACATACTATAATAGGTGTTGACAAGTTTCTAGCAAGGAATTTTTATGATCAATTTAAATACTTTTAATCCAGACTCTATTGTTGATTCCGTCTTATCCATTAAAGCTTCAGGATCAATCAATGATGAAGCTATTAATGATTTGCTATTAGAGAACGGAAAAACCATAGCAGAATTACTACATGACCAAAGCGAAACAGAATAATACAAATACTGATTTACCAAATGGTGTGACCACAGAAGAATTCTTACTAGTTTTAGAAAATATAACCAAAAGACTAGCTAATAAATTCAGATTCGCATATCATACCACAGAAGATATGAAACAACAAGCAGCAATTTTTGCTCTTGAAGGATTGCAAAATTATGACAAAAAAAGGCCCCTAGAAAACTTTCTTTGGACCCACGTTAGAAATCGACTATTTAATTACAAACGCAATAACTATCAAAGGCCCGATAAACCCTGCTTCAGTTGTCCTTTCTTTGATCAACATTGCAAAGTTAGCATTAATCAGTGTGAGCAGTATTCTAACAAACAAGATTGTGAACTATATGCTAGTTGGTCCAAGCGCAACGAAGCCAAAAAGAATATTATTCAGCCAGGATATTTAGAAAATACTAATCATTTGTGTCCATCAAGCAAAGATAATTTATTAGAAAACAAAGAATTAATTAATCTATTAGATCAATATATTCATAGTGACTATAGAGAAATTTATCTAAAATTAAAACACGGATATAAAATTAATAAGGTTGATATGAAAAAATTAAAAAATCATATTCTTAAATTAGCGGAGGAAAACAATTGGACAGCAACATTCCAAAAAAACGAGGACAACTAAGTCTGGACGAAGAAAAATATATTCGTGACAACTACGCCTCAACTTCTCTGCAACAAATTGCTGATCATCTTAATCGCAATATTGCTCCAATAGAGCGATATGTTAATGAAAATCAATTATCTGTTATAACCAGCAACGTTGACAACCAGATACTAAAACAGAAATTGCACACCAAAACGTTTTGGCCAGAAATTACACGACAATTTGATGTTGAAACGGGCGAACTAGAATACTTTGAAAGCACATGGATAGGACTTATTAAGCAGTTTCGTGAGGATGTTTTACCGGCCGAAGAACTTCAAATCAAACAATTTATCACTATTGATATTCTTATTAATCGAAGCATGAAAGAAAGAAAGCGCCATATTGCCGAAACTGATAAACTTCAAAAACTAGTAGATAAAGAATATGAGAAGCCTGAGGACCAAAGAGACATACCGAAATTGGCCAATCTAGAAACTCAATTAAGTTTTGCTCGAAACAGCATCGCCAATTATACTAATGAATATACCAAACTTTTAAATGAGCAACAAAAAATTAGTAAAGATCTTAAGGCTACTCGTGAACAGCGTATTAAAAGAATAGAAGATGGAAAAAGCAGTTGGACAGGATTAATACGAATGCTAGAAGACGAAGAAGTACGAGAAAAAGAAGGTCGCGAAATGGAAATTCTCAGTATGGCCACCAACAAGGTTAAACAAAAACTTTATGACTATCATAACTATCAGGACGGAGTTATCGATAAACCATTCCTAAATTCAGAAAGCGTAAATTAATATGACAAAGATCGCAGCAATTACGGGCATAACAGGACAGGACGGAAGCTATCTTGCCGAGAATCTTTTAAACAGAGGATACGGCGTGGTAGGATTATATCGTCGTAGTAGTAGTTCTAATTTTACTAGAATAAAACATATACTAAAACATCCTCGATTATTACTAGAAGAATTTGATTTAACAGACCCTAGTGATTGTACTGACGTTATAACAAAACATCACCCAAATGAGTTCTACAATCTCGCTGCTCAAAGTCATGTTGCTACCAGCTTCAAACAGCCAACAACAACATTTGAGATTAATTCTGTTGGAGTAACAAATTTATTAGAAAATATCAGAAAGTTTAGTCAAACCACACGATTTTATCAAGCCAGCACCAGCGAAATGTTTGGCTGTAACTATACTGAAAAGGATGGAAAAAAGTACCAAAATGAAGAAACCACCTTATTGCCCCAAAGTCCTTACGCAGTATCTAAGTTAGCTAGTCATCGCATGGTACAAATATATCGCGAAGCATACGGATTATATGCTTGTAGCGGCATACTATTTAACCACGAAAGTCCACGACGCGGTGAAAACTTTGTAACGCGCAAAATTACTCGGTATATTGGACGCTTGGTAAATAATAAGCTAGAACCTGATGAAAAACTCAAATTAGGTAATATTAAAGCGGTACGAGATTGGGGTCATGCTAAAGATTATGTAGAAGCTATGAGACGAATGTTGGCGGGCGGAATCGCTGATGATTTTGTTATTAGTACCGGTCACTCATATACTGTGGAGCAATTTTTAGTAGCAGCTTTTGGTTTAATTGATAAAAATTATCAAGACTATTTTGAGATTGATCCTGCTCTTTATCGACCAGCAGAAGTAGAATATTTACACGGTGATTGCTCTAAAGCTCAACGAGTATTAAAGTGGCAACCTCAAATAGCTTTCGAAGATCTTGTTAAAGATATGGTAACCTCAGATATTCAATTGTTCCAAAATGATTAGAAATTTCGATGATCCTGAATATAAAAAGTGGAGAAAAAAAGTTTACGCAAGAGATAACCATAAGTGTCAATGGCCAGGATGCTCTAATAAGAAAAAACTTAATGCACATCATATAAGACGCTGGGCAGATTGTCCGGGCTTACGATTTGAAATAGATAATGGAATAACACTATGTAAAGATCACCATAAAATGATTACTGGTGTAGAAACTTATTATGAGGCCGTTTTTTACAATATCATAAAGCAAAATAAAAAACATGACAAATAATAATACTTATAATAATTTTACAATAATAGTAGACACACGAGAACAACAACCGTGGACCTTTGATAATTATGCCAAGGCTCACAAGAAGCTGGATACTGGAGATTATAGCATAGAAGGCTTAGAGCATATATTAACCATCGAAAGAAAAAAGAGTTCTAGTGAATTTGCAACGAACATTGTTGAGAGTCGATTCAAAGATGTTGTGATGCGTTTGAGTCAATTTAAATATTCATTTTTATTATTAGAATTTGATGTAGAAGACTTATTAATATATCCTATCGGAAGCACTGTTCCTAAAAGGATGTGGGATAAAGTTAAAATTACTCCTTCATTCTTAATCAAACACATTATTGAACTACAACTAAATCATAACATAAAAGTTATGTTTTGTGGTAATGCGGCAAATGCAGAAAAGATAGCTGAATTCATTTTTAAAAAAATACATTACATAGAAATGGTAAAAAAACAAGATGAATGATCTAAGCAATAAAATATCATTTGATGATGCTTGGTTAGATCTGGGCGATATTAGTAAAATTAACATAGATAAAAATGTAATGATTCACAGGTCAGAAAGCGATATTGAGCTTCCTGATCTTCATCTAATGAAAGTTTTAAAAAATCCTAAGTATATAGGAAGTATGGTAAAGCTTTTATTTAATATTGAATTGCATCCTATACAAATATTAATTTTACAAGAGTTTTGGATTCGACCATTTCCTATGTATATTGCTAGTCGTGGTTGGGGTAAATCGTTTCTATTAGCTTTATATTGTGTTATTAAATGCACATTCTGTCCTGGTACTAAAATAGTCGTAGTAGGTGCTGCATTTCGTCAAAGTAAAATCATCTTTGAATATATGGAAACTATTTGGCGCAATAGTCCCATATTAAGAAGTATCTTTAATGGTAATGATGATGGTCCAAGACGAGATGTTGACAGATGTACTATTCGTTTAGGAGACAGTTGGACAATAGCCATTCCTATGGGTGATGGTAGTAAAATCAGAGGTTTACGCGCGCACATTATAATCGCTGACGAATTTGCATCTATAAGTCCTGATATTTATGAAACAGTAGTATCAGGATTCGCTGCGGTATCAGCAAGTCCAATACAGAATGTTAAAGAAGAAGCTAAGAAAAAAGCCATGATTGAAGCAGGAATATGGAATGAGGAATTAGAAGTATTAAACACAAAGATGGGCAATCAGGCAATTATATCAGGAACAGCAGATTATGATTTTAAACATTTTGCTTCTTACTGGAAAAGATACAAAGCCATTATAGAAAGCAAAGGAGAAAAAAGAAAACTAGAAGAAATATTTAAGGGCGAAGTTCCAGATAACTTTAATTGGAAAGACTATAGTATTATTCGTATACCGTATGAACTAATACCAAAGGGCTTTATGGATGATAAACAGGTGAGTAGAGCTAAAGCAACTATTCATAATGGTATATATAATATGGAGTACGCTGCTTGTTTCGTAAAAGATAGTGAAGGATTTTTTAGGAGAAGTCTGATAGAGAGCTGCGTAGTTTCTAATAATCAAATTATTATTGATGGAAAACCAATAATGTTTGATGCAGTTATTAAAGGAGACCCCAATAAGCAGTATGTATACGGGATCGATCCTGCTAGTGAACAAGATAATTTTAGTATCGTTATATTAGAAGTAAATCCTACGCATTCTAAAATCGTGTATTGCTGGACTACTAATAGAGCTAATTTTAAAGAGCGTCAAAAAACCGGGCTTATAACGGAACATGATTTCTATGGATTCTGTGCTCGTAAAATTAGAAATTTGATGAAAACTTTTAAGCCAATTAAAATAGGTATGGACGCACAAGGAGGAGGGGTCGCAATTGAGGAATCATTACATGACCCCAACAGGCTAGAAGAAGGAGAAATATTAATTTGGCCAACAATAGAGGATAAAGAGAAAGATACCGATGACCAACCAGGACTACACATATTGGAACTTATTCAATTTGCTAAAGCAGAATGGACGAGCCAAGCCAACCATGGACTAAGAAAAGACTTAGAAGATAAAACCTTGCTATTTCCTGCTTTTGATAATTTAACTCTAGGATTAGCTATTGAAAGAGAGGGTAAAGATATATTAGAAATGGATCTTAATCCTCTTTATGACAGCTTAAGTGAATGCATATTAGAAATAGAAGAATTAAAGAATGAATTGACAACCATAGTAATGACACAAACTAGCCAAGGCCCAAATGCCAGAGACAGATGGGACACCCCTGAAACAAAACTTGGTCAAGGCAAAAAAGGAAGACTAAGAAAAGACCGCTATAGTTCATTAATAATAGCTAATATGTTAGCAAGACAACTAAATAAAGCATTAAAACCTATTAACTATGATATTATTGGAGAGAATGCTAGGGACTCAGTTAAGAATAATGGTAATATGTATCGTGGACCAGAATGGTTTATAAATGGAGCTAATGACGATGTATATACGGGAATCTACAGATAAAAGTGTATAATTCCTTTATAATCCCATTGCATTACTATTAAGATATATTCTAGCTAATAAAGAGGCCAAAATGCCAAGAAAAAAGTCCAAAGATGAGGTTATTAATCCTGGAAATACTGTTCCTCCAGAAGCTTATATAACATGGGGAGATGATTTAGATAGTAAAAGAGAAGCGCTAAAAAGCGCAGGATCATCTTTAGATGAATTTACTTTGATAGAAAAAGCAACAGCCGCTGGTGGTCGTAGATATAGTTTAGATTTTTCTAGTCTAGATGGACTTACAGGAAGTCGCCCAGGATTAACCAAAGATGATTACTATACATTTAGACCTCAAGAGGCTCCTCCTAATGAGATAAAAATGATTCTGCAACGAGCAGAAAGAATTTATCAAAGAGTAGGGTTGGTAAAAAATGTTATTGATCTTATGGGAGATTTTGCTAGTCAAGGAATACGATTAGTACACAGAAATAAAAGGATAGAAAGATTTTATAGAAGATGGTTTAAAAAAATAAATGGTAAAGATAGGAGCGAAAGATTCCTTAACAATCTATATAAAAGTGGTAATATTGTTATAGACAGAAGAACAGCAAAGATAAGTATAAAAGTTGCAGACAAGCTGTATAAAGCTCTTGGTACGGCAGATATGCAATTGAATGATCTTCCAGAAGTAAATGTTGATAAAAGAGAGATTCCATGGAAATATACATTCATAGATCCTATATGTGTTGAGGTCTCAGCAGGAGCACTCTCTTCATTTTTAAATGACAAAACATATGAATTAATTTTACCAGCAGCATTGCGTAAAGTTATTAATAATCCAAAAACAGAAAATGAAAAAAGAGTTATCGATAATTTACCTGCACAAATTATAGAAGCTGCTAAAAATAAAAAACCATACCCTCTTGATCATGATAAAACATTAGTATTCCACTACAAAAAAGATGATTGGCAAGCATGGGCATATCCTATGATTTATGCTATCATGGACGATATTACAGTAGTTGAAAAACTTAAATTAGCTGATATGGCAGCTTTGGATGGTGCTATTAGTAATATTAGAATATTTAAATTAGGAAGTTTAGAACATAAAATTGCTCCTACAAAAGCAGCCACATCTAAACTAGCCCAGATTCTTGGAAATAATGTTGGAGGAGGAACTATGGATCTTATATGGGGTCCAGATATTGAATTATTAGAAAGTAATACTAATGTACATAATTTTCTAGGAGAAGGAAAATATATTCCACATCTTAATGCTATATATGCCGGATTAGGTATTCCTCCAACCCTAACAGGCACATTTGGTGCAGCAGGAACAACAAATAATTTTATCAGTTTAAAAACTCTAACACAAAGATTACAATATGGTAGAGATAGATTAATAGAATTTTGGGAAGAAGAAATAGCTATAGTTCAAAAAGCTATGGGATTTAAGTACCCTGCTAAAATTGAGTTTGATAGAATGGATCTTAGTAATGAAGATAGCGAAAAAGCTTTATTGGTACAGCTTGCTGATCGTAATCTTATTAGTGATGAACTATTACAAACAAGATTCGGTTTTGATCCTGATATGGAAAAGAGTAGACTAAATAGAGAGAGTAGAGAAAGAGATAGTAATAGAATGGTTCAAAAATCTGGTCCGTGGTTTGATCCTGAATTCGAAAACTCACTAAAGAAAATAGCTTTACAAACAGGAATAGTAACTCCCAGTCAAGTTGGTTTAGAATTAGAAAAAAAGAAAACCAGTGAAAAAAGCGCTTTGGAAATGAAAGTACCATCATCTCCCATTGGGGGAGGCGGTCCAATTCCAGCAAAAAATCCTACAGGCGTTCCTGGCGAAGGAAGACCAAAACTATCCAAGGATTCAGAAAAGAGAAAAACTAAAACATTTAGTCCAAGAACCGGAGCTAAATTATCACTATGGGCAAATTCAGCACAAGATAAAATTAGCGATATAATTAATCCTATCATGTTAGAATTTTTTAATAAAAAGAACATTAGAAGTCTTAGTAATATAGAGTTTGAAAAATTAGAAGATATTAAAACAAGTATTTTATTAAGTTTATCTCCTTATGATAACATTAATAATCAATCTATTAGCAATATAAATATTAATAACAATACTGTAAGTACTTATTATAATTGGCTAAAATTATTAAAATCTGATTTAGGAAGAGCTTTAACGGTTGAGGAAACAAAACAGGCTAAGGCTTCTTTTTATAGTATGGTGTATAGCCAAGATGTATAAATTCTCGGAGAAATTATAATTATGAAAATTTTTGAACAAGAAAAATTAGATGGCTTACAAGATCTACTGTCAGCCACCGCCTCAATATCATATGCTAGTGCGGTTTCTCCTTGTGATAAACTAAAAAGTACAAAAAATCTTAAAAGCATAGCGTCATTTAACGATGATGATCTATATTATGTTCAATCTATTTTAGTAAGTAGTTCATGGAATAAAAATGATGATATTTTTGACAAAGCAGAAGTTTGGAATGCTCGAAATACTCCAGAAGACAAACCAACTAATTTAGAGCATGACGAATCACTAATAATAGGACATATTGTATCCAATTGGCCGATTACAGAAGATGGTATATTAATTGATGAAAATACTCCAATAGAAAATTTACCAGATAAATATCATATTTTAACAGGATCAGTTATCTATAAAGCCTTTTCTAGTCCAGAACTTAGAGAAAGATCAGAAAAACTAATAGCTGAAATAGAAAATGGCCAAAAATATGTTAGTATGGAATGTTTATTTAAGGGATTTGATTATGGATTATTAAACAAGGCTAATAACGAATATAAAATATTAGCTAGAAATAATGAAACAGCATACTTAACAAAATACCTAAGAGCCTACGGCGGATTAGGCGAACACCAAGACTATAAAATTGGCAGAGTTCTGCGTAATATAACTTTTACAGGCAAGGGATTTGTTGATAAACCAGCAAATGAAGATAGTATTATTTTTTCAAAAAACCTTATTCCTGTAACAAATGATAATCCTGAACCTATTATTGCAGCAGAAAAAAATTGCGAAATTGATAAATTAGGTGTATTAAATTTTCAATCCAATAAAGAATCGGAGACTTTAACTATGAGTTCAGCTAAAACAGAAACAACTATGGAAGACACACAAGCCGAAACAGTATCAGAAGTGAATACTGTTGCTTTGGAGTTAACCTCTAAAGTTGAAGAATTAACAGCTTCCAATGAAACATTAAAGAGTGAATTACAGGCTTTAGCAGAAACTAAAGACAATGAAATTAAAACACTCAAAGAAGAAGCAGCTAAGAAAATGGAAGATAAAGAAGAAGAAGCTAAAAAAATGAAAGCTGCTATAGAAAATATTCAAAATGAACTTAATGCTGCAAATGAGTTAGTTGCTGCTTATAAGACTAAAGAAGAAGAAATGATGAAGAAAGAAAAGAAGAACAAACGCATGGCTTCTTTAGTTAGTGCTGGTGTAGATAATGCAACAGCAGAAGCAACAGTTGACAAATTCGATAGTTTGGATGACGACGCTTTTGATGCTATGACCTCTCTTTTCGCTGGTAAGATGCCACCTTGGCTAGAGAAGAAAAAAGAAGAAGAAGACAAAACAGAAAAGAAAAAAGCATCAGAAGAAGAATCCAATGTTGAGGCGGATCCATCGGTGCTAGAAACAGCCGAGGTTGAAGCTAATATTAATCTAGCTGTTGGTAGTAACGATTCAGAATCTGCACTAGAATCTGCCAGAGCAGAACTGGTCGAGTTTGTTTGTAGCAAAATCGGCAAAAAAAATAACAAGTAGTACCCAATTAATACGGAGAAATTACAATGGCTCTAAAACCAGATCGTATCGAACTTTTAACTGATGTTTCATTCTTCATGAACACAACTGCTGAACGCGGTGGCGTAGTTAGTGTTGTAACAGCAACAAGTGGAGTTGGCATCTCTATGGATGATGGCAACGCTGTTGTAGCATATGCTGCGACTGTTTCTGGATCAAAACCAGTTGGCGTATTGCTAAATGATGTTGTTAATCTTGATCTAACAAGACAACACATCAACTGGCACAAAGACGAAACCCAGGTTGGCGGCAAAGTCACTCTGCTTCGTCAAGGTCAAGTAACAACAAATATGCTAGTTGCGGGCACAACGCCATCTGCTGGTGCTGATGCTTATGTTGGTGCTAGTGGTTATATTGGAACCAGTTCAACGAACGCTGTTAAAATTGGTCAATTCCTAAGTGCCAAAGACACCGACGGATACGCTAAAGTATCAGTTAACCTAACCTAATTCATTTTTCATTAAGGGAGAAAAACACATGTCAGCTAAAACCGAAAGATTTCAGCCAACTCCAGAACTAACAGATCTTTTAGTTCGTTCTGGTTCAGCAAATAGGGAGGTTGCTCTTGCTGCAAACGCTGAGTTTGCCAAAGCTCTTGAGCTTCCTCTTCGTAGAGGCGTATTAAATGGTGATATTCTTGATGGCATTTTTGAGCCAATTCAACTAGCTCAAAGTGCTACCCCTGAATTTCCCCTAGATTTTCTAGCTCCTGGCACAGAGAAGGACTTTGTTGCCTATACAATTCCTAATCACGGATATATACCAGAGCGTCATGTTGAAGGCGATTACGTCATGGTTCCAACCTATGACATTGGCGCTTCAATCGACTATCTTTTAAAGTATGCTCGTGATGCTCGTTGGGATGTTGTTGGTCGTGCTATGGAAGTACTAGAAGCTTCATTCGTTAAAAAGATGAATGACGATGGCTGGCACACGCTATTAGCTGCTGGCGTTGATCGTAACATTGTTGTTTATGATAGCGATGCCAACAGTAGTCAGTTCACAAAGAGATTAGTTTCTCTTATGAAAACTGTTATGCGTCGTAACGGCGGTGGTAATAGCACATCAGCTAACAGAGGTCTATTAACAGATCTTTATGTTAGTCCAGAAGCTATGGAAGATATTCGCAACTGGGGTCTTGATCAAGTTGATGAGGTCACACGTAGAGAAATCTATACCGCTGCTGATGGCGCTATCAACCGCGTCTTTGGTGTTAACCTACATGACGTTGATGAGCTTGGTGTTGGGCAACAATACCAACAATTCTTTACCTCCAGTACTGGCGGTTTAGGAGCCTCAATGCCCGGTGGAGATACCGAGATTGTTGTTGGACTAGATCTTCGCAAGAGAGATAGTTTCATAATGCCAATCCGTCAAGAAGTTCAAATTTTTGAAGATGAGTCACTTCATCGTCAAAAGAGAGCTGGCTTCTATGGTTGGGCAGAATTAGGTTTTGCTGTTCTTGATAACCGTAGAGTTCTAATTGGTTCTCTATAATATTTATTATTATTTTTGACACAACAACTAAGGCTGGCTTATGCCAGCCTTTTTTGTTAGGTGTATTAGATATTATACTTCTTAACACTCAAGGTACTCATTATGGCAGCGAGCAAATACGACTTTGCTATAGAACAAGGTACGTCATTTAAGATGAGCCTAGTATATAAAGACGCTAATAATAATCCTATTAACTTAACTGATTGGTGTGCTAGATTAACGGCTAAAACTAATACTGGAGCAATGCTGGTTTATACTACAGAAAATACTGATTATGATCATTACAAATTTATTATAGACCCAGTAGCTGGTAAATTAACATTAATGTTTCCGGCCCGAACAACAAACGGTTTTACTTTTAATATAGCAAAATATGATTTAGAACTACAAAGTCCTGATGATCTATATGACGGAGGAGGTAAATATACTGTACGTTTATTGTATGGAACAATAACAATGGCTAAAAGATTTAGTCAAGGTACAACATTATTGGATTGTGATATATGAGCGACTTTATTGTAGATATATTAGAACCTGTTAGTAATATTATTAGTATTGAAACTAGCATATTAAATGAGATAGATACTTTAGAAATTGAATTATTTGATCAATTTAATATTGATATAGTCAATACTGAAAAAATATTATGGAGTGATTTACCAGATAATATACCTTTTAGTAAAATTAGTGGAAATATACCAGTTGAAAGAATAGAAGATTTAGATCAATATATTACAGGTTTTTTATCAGATAATGCAACTATTCACGTAGACGATATACTTTGGGGTAATAATAATGTAGGACTGAGCGGATATTTAGACCAGTACCATTTTGATTGCGGTCCAGCTTAAAATTTAATTCACACATATAAAAGGGCTTAACAATGGCAGACAACAGAAATACCAGAATTCAATTACGAAGAGGCACAGCTGCTCAATGGGCAAATCAAGGCAAAACATTAGCAGTTGGTGAAATTGGATACGAAGTTGATACTGGTAAATTCAAGATAGGTACTTCTGCACAAGGGGCCTGGGACTCTCTACCATATGCTGGCGGTAGCGCAATATCAGGAATGAGTGGAGTAGCATTTACGTTTGATAGTAGTACTAATGCTTACTATTTATATAGTTTTATTACTGGACTTGGTCAAGATGGAATTTCATTTAGTACTGGAAATTTAGCAGAGTATGTTCCAGGTGCGACAGGATCTTACTATAAAATTAGTATCAGTAATAAATTAGAAAATTTTCATGACCTAACAGGTAGCGGCTTTGTTGTTCAAAGTGGAACAGGAAACTTTTTTGCTAGAAATTTAGCTTCAGGAGACAATATAGTATTAACGAATGCTAATGGAGTTTTTGGCAATCCAACAATTGGTCTTAATCCATCGCTAACAGGTATAAGTAGCATAAGTGGCATACCCAATTCTGCATTAAATATATTATCTAATAGTGGTATTTATCTTAATGGTGGAAATGTATCTGCTGGTAGTAGTGGTGTTAGAGTTAGTGATTTGACTATAGATGGAAATCTTACTATTGGTGCCGGTGGAATAGACATACTATTAGCTGCAGAAATATTGGCAACCGGTCCAATATCTTATTCTGGTAATCCTATAAGATTCCAGGGAGATGTATACTATGACAATATTCCTAAAGTTGGACCAACAGGCAACGGTGGAATTAATGCTACTGGAGTCAGTCTAAGCGGACACAAACATACATATACAGATATTACCGATTTCTGCACCGGTGTTACGGGTTGTGTAGATACTCAACTATTAGTATCAACAGGACTTCAAACAACATACTCTTCATCTGCTCCTAGCTTAACATTGTCTTTATCTGGTCAGGCATTAAGATTGCATAATTTAAGTTCTGACGGTTTTATTGTTCGTAGTGGTGAAAATATTTTAGCTAGAAGTATTACTGCTAGCGGTAGTAATATAGTTATTGGTAGTGGTGATGGAGTATTAGGTAGTCCACAAATCGGACTTAATCCCGATATCAGTATAAATACTATTAGTACATCTAGTAATGCTACGGTTGGTGGAAATTTAACTGTTGGTGGAAATTTAGTAATTGAAGGAACTACTGTTACTCAAAATGTTAGCAATGTTTTAATCGAAGATCCAATACTAAGACTCGGAGCAACTACAGGAATATTAGATGGTAGTGATCAATGTGATCGAGGTATAGAATTTGTTTATAGACGCTCGGGTACTGTGCCTATTACAGGATTCATGGGATACGATTGGAGTAATGATAGATTTGATTTCTTAACAAATGTAACAGCTATTACCAGTGCCAACTGTCAGTACAATTCTACAAGCTCCGGAGTACTAGGTGTTGGGGGTATAGTTAGCGTTGGAGCAATTACTGGAACAAGACTAGTCTCAACAGAAAGCAACAACGCTAATGCTCCAATTATTGTAACATCAACCGGATTGGTACCAAATCTTAATGTTGGTATGTTGAATGGTTCGAGCGGATGGTATTATAGACTAGCTTCTAGTATTACTGGAGAAGGCTTACTAAGCTCAGGAGTCCTACCAACACTACACGCTAATCCTATATCAACGGGTGTTGCATCATCTAGTATAACTAATTTTGTTAGCAATATTCTTGTTGATAGGATAGGTAGAGTTAGTGGAGTAACCACTGGAACTGGTAAAGTTACTATTGGTACCACAGATGTTAATTTTGGCTCTGCAGTAACTGCTTTTACTGGTATAAGTGGAATAACATCAGTTGTATTTAGCGGATCACTATCTGGACTAGCGTCTAGTGGAGATGCAATTAATATATATAGCACCAATGTATCCAACATAAGTGCTGCTGCGATAGTTTTAGTAACAGGACAAGGAGCAGGAGCAAATAGAACGTTCTCCGATGCCTCATTATATTATGATACTATTAATGATAGATTAGCAATCAATTCTCTTAGTGGATTAATTAATGCGGCTTTTAGTGGATGGAATATGACTACGGCTCAGGCGCAGGCCACATTACCAACATGGTCATCAACATCTATAAGCGGCTTTGGAACTAGTCCAACATATTACTTACATAATTTTATTATAGATGGCGGAACTCCGTAATCTAGACAATTCTTTTGATACGTTTATAATATAATATGACAATAATACAGGAAAATAGACCAACGGAAACACTATGCCAAGAAATAATAATTTAGCATTTAGAAGGGGATCGTCATCAGTTTGGGCAACATCAAATTCTGTATTGGCTAGTGGGGAACCGGGGTTTGCTATAGATACTAATATATTTAAAATTGGTGATGGAAGTAAAGAATGGAGCGAACTTCCTGCTATTAATGATAATTTAATTACCATTGTTCGCAACGATACTGGTAGTACTATAAATAAAATGAGCGTCGTTTATATTAGCGGCGCTCAAGGAGATACTCCAAGAGTAGCTTTAGCTTTGGCTAATGGCGAACCATCTAGCAGTAAAACATATGGTTTAGTAGTTAATAATATACCCACGGCCGGCACAGGAACAGTAATTGTTGATGGTACACTAAGAAACTTAGATACTAATACGCAATTTTCTGCTATTAGCGAGGGAACAGCATTATGGCTTAGTCCCACAGTGTCCGGAGGCATAACATCAACAAAACCATATGCCCCAGATCATTCAGTATTCATTGGAACATTAATAAGAAAACATTCTCAACAAGGGGTTATTAATGTTAAAATTCAAAATGGATACGAATTAGAAGAACTTCATAATGTAGCAACAACTGGAGTAACAAATGGACAATTCCTACAATATAATAGCATTAGTGGACTATGGGTTCCAACTAGTAGCGGAAATTTTACATCATTAAATATTAATAATACAGGCGTTATTGTCAGTAGTGGTGGAACATCCGGATACTTAGGCAAATTTACTAATGCATCAAGTTTAAATAACAGTATTATATATCAAAACGGAACTGATGTTGGAATAGGAACAACTAATCCTGGTTATAAACTCCAAGTTAGTGGAAGTTTCGGTGCTACAACTAAAAGTTTCAGAATAGACCATCCAAATAAACCCAATTGGAGTTTAGAATATGGAAGCTTGGAAAGTCCATACCATGGAGTAAGATTAACTGGTCGCGACAAGATTGTTAAAGGAGTAGGAATAGTCATCTTACCAAATTATTTAAAAGATCTAATTCATGATGATATAAATTTAAATATTCAAATTACAAATATTAAACATAGTAAAACTATTTATATTGATAAAATAGACTTACTAAATAATCAATTTATTGTTAAGGCTGATCGCTCTAAATCCTTGGGTGACTTACATTTTTTCTGGACCTTAACAGGAGTTCGCAAAGATGTTGAAAACCTAGTTGTTGAAAAGGAGAATGTGTTATGAGTATTATTTTTGGGCAACCTCCATACTTTGATACTAATGACCCATATTTTAATCCTATTGGAGATAGTTATCTCACAGAAAATACAGAGAATCCTACGCCAATTTCATCAGGAAAAGCAATTTTATACGGATCAACCACAGGAAATACTAGAGTTAAATTTTGTTTAAGAAGATATATATATAGATTTGATAGCATAACTCATACTTTTATTTACTATAAAACATATAAAGGCGTTAGAAATTTTGAACAACCAAATAATGTTACTAATATTACAGAATTAAATAATAGATCACTGATGCATTCCACGGAAATACTTAATGCTCCAGAACCTACATTTTTAACACAATCTTTATTTCAAGATCTATTTAAATATCCTAAAAATAATGATTATTTTTTTGTAGAAGGCAGTCATTATAAATTAAGGCCGGATGTTAATAATATTTATGTTCAGACAAAACCCATGTTTTATAAAATATACAGATATGGTAAAATTACAAGTAATAATGTTGTTATAGTGTATAAAAACAATAATGAAGAAAGGAGACCAAGTAATTAGGCCCATTAGGGGTGAATTCGGTGAAACCTTAACGTGTAATGACGATGGCAATACCGAGCCAAGCATAGAACCATTTCTATGAAGGTGTAGAGACTACCTGAGACAAAATGGCTTGTCTTAATAACAGGCACGAGCGCCCCTACCACAACTGTGGAAGATATAGTCCAAACTATAAGAAATTATAGAATTAAAGCTTAGCGTTTTAGCTAGGGGTCAAAGCTTTTGCAAAATTAATATGATATAGTGTTACAAAATGAGATAGTCCATACTATAATGCTCTTAAATCCAATTTGAATTATAGTGTATTATTATAATATCACCATGGAGCAGATAAATGGCTAATATCATTATAACACCTAGTAGCGGTATAATAGACTTCTATCCGGAATCAACAAAAGTTGGCAGGATTGATGGGTCGGGAAACTTATTTAATATTACCAATCCTTCTGGATATATCGCCCTATCTAGCAGCGGACTGAGCATTAATAAGTCCTCGCCGTTTGCTACCATCCACGCGTATTCTGCTTCGTCTGGTGCGGCATTATTAAATCTTGAAGGTACTAATGGTTCATTATTTACTGTTATTGATTCGAGTGGAGCTTTAATAAGCGCAAATAATGATGATGGATTTCCAGTATTTGAAGTATTTAGAGATGGCAAAATAGTTGCTGGTAGAGTTGGTCAAAATGATTTTGTTCTTACTAGTGGAGGTAAAATTGGAATCGGCACATCAACACCATCTAGCACATTACAAATTAGCGGATTAATAACCTCTAATAGTGGAAATTTTACTAACAGTTTAACAGTTAATAACAATACTGTTTGGCATAGTGGTAATTTTGATAGTAATAATATTGTCAGAACTACTGGCTCTCAAAGTATAAATGGAATTAAATCATTTGATTCTCAACCAGTTTTCAATAATGGTATATTGGTTGGAGGATATAGTAGATTTACTATTGCTGGAACAGCGCTTGATTTCTCTATAGACAGAGGCAATCTTAATGAAGGTTTTAGTGGAGACATCCTCAAATTTGATGTTGATGATGATAACGGTACTGGATATGCTACTACATTAAAAAGTAATGCTCCTTTACAAAATATTATAGTAAGATTACCAAACACTAGCGGTACGTTAGTCCTAGATAAAGTAAATATAATTGCTGGTAGTGGATTAGCAGGAGGAGGAAATCTTAGTGCTGATAGAACGTTCAATATTGGTCAGGGTGATGGTGTTACAGTAAGTGCCGACACCATAGCCATTAATAATACTGTAATTAGAACCACTGGGAATCAAACTATTAATGGAAATATAATTGCTAATAGTGGAATGTTTAATACCATATACACTACTGGTAGCATTAGTAATGAAACTGGAAGTAGTCAATTATATCTAAATAATCCTAGTGGAAATAGAATTGATTTTAATGGTAGTGGTATTGGGCCACCTAATTTTACCACAAATAGAAGTCTTGGTACTAAAATTATTTTATCTCCCAATATCAGTTCAACTCAAACAGAATTTGCTCTTGGCATGGAAGCTGGAGCAATGTGGTTTTCTGTTCCTGTAGCAGCATCCAGAGCTTTTAAGTGGTATGCTGGAACAGCAAACATAGCAACATTATTTGGAAATGGTACTCTAGATATATATGGTAGTACTAGTCAAATTAATGTTGATAGTCTTAGATTAGATAATAATGTTTTATCTGCAACAACATCTAATAGTGATTTAATACTCAGGCCCAATGGTGATGGATCATTACTGGCTGATACAAGCGGTAATGCTAGAGGTATTTATAGTAATGATTTTCAAAGAGTAAGAACCTCTATATCTGGCGTGGCTGCTGGAAGCTATAACGTTATATGCGGAGGATCAGATAATCGTACGGCAAATTCTTATAGTACCATTGGCGGAGGACAAACTAATATTGCTAGTAATACACTATCTACGGTTTGTGGAGGAGACCTGAATACCGCCGGAGGTAACCGATCCACAGTATGCGGAGGTGGCAGCAATACAGCTTCGGTACAATCAGCAACGGTAGGTGGAGGATCAAACAATCAGGCCACCGGAACATATTCTACTGTGCCTGGAGGATTTAGAGCCAAGGCCACAAGACATGGAGAATTAAGTCATGCTGCTGGATTTTTTAATGCTGTTGGAGATGCTCAACATACTATTTTAGTAGCTAGAAGATTAACATCTGATGATACAGAAAGCGCTTTGACTCTAACTGGTTTAGCTCCAGATCCAGCGACTAACTTATTAATTATTCCGGCTAGAACAACATGGACTTTTACCATACAAATAAGTGCTTATAACAATAATGATAATACAGCAGCTGGATGGAATATACGAGGTTGTATAAGACGTAATGCTAATAATGTAACAACTATGGTCGGTTCTAATATTGTCGAATCATGGTCAGAATCAACAATGAGTAATTGCGTTGTATCGGTAATAGAAGACAATACTAATGAGGCACTACAAATTAATGTAACTGGACTAACTGGGAAAAATATACGATGGGTTGCTACTGTTGATATTAGTCAAGTTAGTTACGGCGCACCATAATATAGCATAGGAGATATAATGAGCATATTAAATAATAATAATAATCAACCACTACCAGCAGAAGTAGCTGCTCAGAAATTGATACAAATCACCAAACATACATACCAAGAAATGGTAAATGCTTTTAATCAAGGAGCAGAAATTTTTTGGAATAATAGTATGGGCGCTAGTCCGATAGATATTGCTGATAAATTAGACACCAATGCAAAAGAAATTTTTGAACTACATTATAAATTGGGTCAACTATTATCTAGTGTAAATAATAATACTATTGCAGATGCTAATAATTTGATCGGAGATTTTATTTTGAATCAAGATGGAACAGTAACAATTATAGAATCAGAACCAGAAAATCAGTAAGAGATAAACTATGCCAATCAATTACGGAAATAATAATGTATCTACTAGCGGTATAATCACTGCTACTAGTGGTAATTTTACTAATTTACAAGTTGATAGCAATAATGTTTGGAACTTAGGAAATCTACCAAATGCTGTAAATGGTACTGGAGTCACTAATCACATTGCTTATTGGAATAATAGTAGCGGTATAGTTGCTGGTAGTGGTCAGTTGTATTGGGATAGTTCTAATAATAGATTAGGAATAGGAACAGTCACCCCATTATCAAAACTGCACGTAGTTGGAGATATAACCTGTGATAATATTGTTCCAACAGATCCTGGCTCAACAACTATGAGGGTAGGATCAGCTTCAGCATATGTTGATCTTATAGATAATGTTGGTATAAAAGGAGCCAATGTTTCTTTAACATATGAAGGAGGGGCTGGTGGAGTAATAAATATTCTTACTGATAATAATATATCAACACTATTTATTAGCGATGATGCTAATAATAATAATATTGGTATTGGAACAACAAGTCCAAGTAGTAAATTAGATATTAATGGAAATGTTAATATTGATGGCAATCTTACTTTTGATAGCTATACCGAAAGTGTAGTAGCTAATGGTAATAGTGGAACTAGCAAAACTCTCAGTTTAACCAGCGGAACAGTTCATACTTGTACACTAACCGGTAATTGTACTTTTACTATGCCAACAGCAACTGCTGGTAAGAGTTTTAGTATGTTTTTAAATAGTGGTAGCGGTAATTATACTGCAAGTTTCAGCGGAGTAAGATGGGCTGATAGTGCCACACCAACAGCAACAATTACTGCTAGTAAGGTTGATATATATAGTTTTATTAGTGATGGAACTTATTGGTACGGAAGTTTCTCTCAAAATTATGGTTAATAATCATGTTTAGTATAAGACAAAATTTTACACAACGATCATCAAGACTTCCTAAAAAACTAAACCTTTTAGGTATGGATACTATATATAAGGCTCAACCATATGTGGATGTTGTTGGTAAAAATGAAAACACCATCGGATTAGATGTTATCAACAAGTCCCAACCATTTGTTGCTGCTTATAATAATATGACAAAACCATTTCCCTTTACGCCTAGTGGAGCAAATCATATAGATGTGCAAATGTGGCAATATTTGGGAGGATCCGCTAACTCTACAACTATTGCTGCAATGAATACTTTTTGTAATAGTATAGACAGTGCCGGATTAAGAAAAAAATTTTATAGACTTAATTTATTTTGTGGAAATAATCTAGCTTCCTGTCTAATACCATTATATATATCGACTTCTTGGCTATCCTCCAATTATGGATTTTTAACCGATACTAATTATAATTTTGACAGTAATGATTATACAGAAACAGGAACTAGCGGAGGATTGCTCGGAAATGGAAGTACAAAATATTTAGACACAAAATTAACACTAAATGAAGCTGGTTCTGTAGGACATGTTAGCTGTTACCATAAAGGAGCTATGAATACAGCATCTGCTAATGTTCTTATCAGAGGAGGAGATGGAACAAATAGTATAGGACTAGATCAGTCTGCAGGACTAGTCAGAGGTTTTTGGTCACCAGCAAATACAGCGTCTTTTTCTACCAATAGTGGTGGTCATTATGTTATAACAAGACGATCACCAACAGATATGGTATTATATACAAATGGATCTACAACAAGAGGAGATTCAACAGTTACTACTAGTGTATCTTTTCCAGTGTCTTCATGGAGTATATATGTATTTGCTCTAAATAATGTCGGAACAGCATCGTCTTTGTGTCCAACAAGAATTCAAGGATATTCTATAGGAGCATCTATGACAGCATCTGAAGTTAGTTCATTTTCTACTATTATGCAAACTTTTCAAACATCATTAGGTAGGAATTAATAATGGCAACTCTATACATAGATTATGAAAATGGAAATGATAACTATGCTGGAACTAGTTTCGCATTATTGGCATCTGGATCTGATGGAGCAATAACAAGTTCAACTTTCAGTTCAGCATCTGCTAGTTTTCCTAATGATGGAAGTTTAATAAATCAATACTTAAGTATATTTAATGGAACCATTTATGCTGTTTATCAAATTACGGCATGGGTTAGTAGTACAAGTTTGACTATAGCAGCAATTAGTGGCGGAACAGCTTTGGCAAATACTAGTGGTCGCCAATACTATGTTGGAGGACGATGGAAAACGATAAATAACGGATCGACTGCTGTAAGAACCATACCAGGAGACACTATTCGTATCATGGGTAGTCCAGCACCAACATTAGTTGGTAGCGGAACATGGACAGCCGCATCTTATTTTGCTAATAGTAATATTGTTGCCGCAACCAACACCTCGCCAATAGTCGTTACTTGTGCTAGCACCATGGCTACTTTGGGCATTGTTAACGGAGATACTGTACAGATTGCCGGGTCTACTGTAAATACTAACTGTAATGGAACTTGGGAAGTAACAAATGTGAGTGGTAGTACTTGCGCTTTAGTTGGATCATCTGGTAATGGAATTGGTGGGGCGTCTGGCAATTTAAAGAAAAGAACAAACCATATTGTAAAATTAGCGTCAGCAGTTACTCAAAATGTTGCTAGCTGCGGAAATAGAGGAGAAGGACGAACAGCTTGGACAGCAAGTTCAAACGTTACAGCAACGCTATTAGATACCGACAGTAAAGAAGGAGATGTTAGTGATAGTATAGCAATAGGAGCATCATTTACAACTGGCAAAGCAGCATACAAAGCAACAGGAACATTAAATCTAAGTGGATATCAACAATTAAGTTTTTATATCAAACAAACAGCCGGAACAGTTGCAGTATCGGGAGATATTAGTCTAAGATTATGCTCTGATACTATTGGTGATACTACAGTACACACTTTTAATATAGAAAATTTATTAGCACTTAATACATGGATTCCTATAACTATTGATTTGGCTACAAATATGAATAGTAGTATACAAAGTATTGCTTTATATGTTGATGCGGACAAGGGCGCACAAACTTTTCTTTTAAGTAATATAATTGCTTGTAAAGCAAGGTCTAGTGCCGATAGTTTAAATTTGCAGTCTATTATTGGCAAGAATACATCTAATGAGCCATGGTGTCCAATAATGAGTATTAATGGAACCAGAGTTATTTTAGGAGCTAGTGCAGCATATAGTCATGGAACCACTTTACCAGGACACAGATACGGATATGATGGAACATCAGAAACTGTAAATACATACAAAAGAGAAACAATAAAAACTGATTTACAAACAACACAAAATGCTATTTCAACCGGCTTTCAAGAATCTGGCTCTACAGGATCACGAATAACATATGCTGGCGGATGGGATCGAACAAATATGAGTACTCAAAATCTAGAAACGTGGTATGATGGAAGAAACGGATTAGGATGGGGTCTATTTAGCGATACCAAAAGCAATATTAATATTGAAAAATTAAGTTTTGTTAGGTTTGATAGAGTAAGATTGCTTACTTTTCAAAGTTGTAGTATTAGCGATATGAATATTATAGGATGCACAAATTATGGATTAGACTTTGCTAGCGCATCTTCTTCTAATACATTAACCAATTTAAATTGTTCTTTTAATGCTGGAAATGCAATATATTGTTCTTTCGGAGATGGTTCTAATTCATTTAGTAATTTAGTTATGGTGGGTAACTTTACTAATGCGTTTTATGCTATTCAATCATTTTCTAATAATTCTATAACAAATTTTTATTGTAGAAATAATGCAGGAGTAGGGCTTTTAATTGAAAATGGAGCGAATAATACTTATACTAGTGGAACTATAACCTGGAATAGTACGAATGGATTCAGACATTACGCTGCAATGAATGAGAACTTCATATCATGTACTACATCAAATCATGGAAATAATGCTAATAATGGTTTTTATTTATTTGGTGGTGAATATTATTTAAAAAATTGTACTATTAATGAAAGTTCAGAATTTGGTTTTTATGGAATGAATAATGGCAAAATGTATTGCACTAATCATGATAATACTTCTGGCAATTATCTAATAAGCGTAGACTATGGAACCATAATACCTCAAACAAGCGTAAGATATTCTAATAGTGGTTATGCTTGGGCATTATCTCCAACAAATTCTACATGGAGAACATCGTCATATCCTCTGGATCTTAAAATTGCTACTGTAGCAGTTAGCGCTAATGCTCAAGTAAATGTTAAAGCATGGATGAGAAGAACAAATACTGGTTTAACTTTTAGATTAAGAGTAAAAGGTGGTCAAATTGCCGGCGTATCTAGTGATGTAACATCTAATATGTCCGCAGCTGCTGACACCTGGGAACAGGTATCTTTAAGTTTCACTCCAACAGAGGCTGGTGTTGTAGAAATACTAGCAGAATGTTGGGGCGGAAGTACATATACAGGATATATAGACGAATTAAGTATAATACAAATATGAGGTTTAAATTATGAATTATAAAATTACCGAATTGTTTCTTGATCCTGCTGATAAATACAGAGTAAGAGTAGCAGTTGACGAAAACTCAACCCAGTTCTTCAAATTTGATCATTATCCAACCCAAGAAGAAGTTAACGAACTAGTATCAAACTATTTACAGTCACAAGAATCAATTATCGAGCTACCAGAAACAGGTCAATGAGTAGTAAATACTGATATTGATAATATCTAATACTATAGAGGGTGTATAGGATAATAGATATTATATACTTTAATAAAAGGCCGTATTATGTCGTGGCAAATCGAAATACCGTTGATTGTTAGAACATTAATTAATGATTTGGGGGATAGTCCTACATATAGTGATGAAAGATTACAACAGGTTATCACTGTAGCGGCTAAATATGTTCAATTTGATGTTGTATTAGACCATAAATATGATGTTAATGTAGCAGAAGCAATAATATCTCCTGATCCAACAGATGACGATGATGATATTTTCATTAGTTTGGTTAGCTTAAAAGCTGCTTGCATTATTGACCAAAGCGCGCTAAGAACCAGAGCCGCGGCAGAAGGGATTAGGGCTGCGCTAGGACCAGCTAGTTTAAGTGTTAATGGTAGTGTAAGTGGATTTATAGCTATTCTAGACAAAGGCCCATGCGCATCATATGATGAACTAACTAGCCATTGGGATGTTAAAGAGGCAACGGCTATTCGTGCTATACTCAGTCCGTTTGTTGGTAATAAATTTGATCCTCGTTCGTTGTTTTCCGACAACAGAGGCAGAGACCTATTTTAAGGATAAATTATGCCAGCGATTAATTATAATTTTGTAATTGAACAAGGTTCAGAATTTAATTTACAATTTCAATATAATGATATTGCTAATAATCCTGTAGATTTATCATCTGGATATTGTGTAGTTTTACAAATGGTTCCAGCAAGTTTACCTATATCTAGTGGTATTATATTTTCTAGCAAAACTGGGGCGGTATATTCTGTTGATGGTTGGGAGCTGACCGCCAATAACCAAGGATTAATTAACTTTAAATTAGGATCAACATATACACAAAATTTGAATTTCAATAATGCTGTTTATGATTTAGACATATTGCCAATAAATGATTCTACGAATAAAAATTTAAGGCTATCATTTGGAAATGTAACAATACAAAAAAGACAAACTGTATACCCTATATCTGGATTATCTAATGAGTTTTCAGATAATTTTTTCAATACGACAGGATCTTCGTCAGATAATTATGATCTTTTACCAATTCCTCCAAATGGAGATTTGTGTTCGCCAATTGATTGTTTAAATTTAGATATTTATTCCACTATATATCCTGGATCAGGACTATCTATATCAGATGCATCGTTAATAAGCGGTATAATCAATACAACAGATACAAGATTAATTGAAAACGTAGAATTAATTATTAGCAACCTTAATCATACAAATCCTCAAGATTTACAACTATTATTGGCGCCTCCTTCAGGAGATAAAATATTGTTATGTGCTAATCAAAAGATTAATAATTATACTAACAATTTTAATTTTATGTTCTCTAATAAAGCACCAGCTTTATCTTATTTACATAATATTAATAATGGAGGAATGTGTTCAATATACGACAAAACTAACATAGTTAAATATTCATCAGAAAATTTATTATCTAGTTTTTCTCACTTATTTGGACACTCACTAACAGGGAACTGGACGCTTATAGCAAGGGACACAGATCCGATAGGATCAGGATATATCGACGGATGGAAATTAATTATCACATATGTTCCAGAATAAATAAGACTACTACAAAGGAGACTATATGAACTTATCTTACACAATAGACCCAAATAATTTTGCTGTTAAAATTTTTGTCAGTGGTCAAGAATTACCTATTGTTTATCAACCCGATTGGCCCAACGCTACTCCTTGGAGTAGTGCAACAGAGGCAGAATTATGGGCTCAATTATGTATACAGTCCATAGTTGATGCAGATGCCCCTTATGCGCCACTTGGTCCAGGGCTACAGGGAGAGCCCAAAAATATACCACAGCCACAGTAGTACATATGGACATATTATTAATTAATGCCGAGCCACAATATACTGTAGAATCAAGAATACAGTCTTTGGATGCTTTATTGATAGATAGTACCAGAAAAGACTTTACTATAATAACAGTTAAAAGAGTTATTATAAGCAATAATAAACAATCATTAAATATAAAAGAACACATAGACGTACAACGAACCAGATCTAATACTGTGAGTATCAATCTATGAATCCATTCTCACACTTGTTAAATACCGATTTAAAAAACACATATAATAATGCTATAGACGCACTATTAGATAGTACAGGATTAGCTGTACCTTGTTTATTTAGGTACGACGGAGCAGCCAACTCTGTATATTGCAATAATTGTATATTTGATGTTATCTCACAACTTTCAGCCAATAAGTACAATGAAGCCGGCCCAAATCCTTTTCCCGACAATTCTGTTTGCCCTGTTTGTATGGGAATGGGCAAGGTTAATTCTGCATTATCTTCTGAAACTATATATTTGGCTTGTATATTTGATAGTAAATACTGGTTAAAAATGTCTTCTCAAATAGTGAATGTTCCAAATGGGTCGGTACAAACAATTTGTAAAAACTCCTTATTGCCAAAAATAAGAAATGCTAAAGATATTATTATTGATACAACAAACATTGGATCCTATGGTAATTATACATATCAAAGAGGATCTGATCCTGAGCCTGTTGGTCTTGGTGATCACAAATATATTATAACTATGTGGACAAGAAAATGAAATATTCACTCAAGCTTTTGGAAACAGATAGACAAGTTTATGATTTAATTTTACAAGAAATACAAAAAGTTATTGCTAAAGCTTTAGACAGATCAATACCAAATATATCTAATGAACTTAAAAATTTAATTAGTAATGCCCTTCGTAGTCAACCAGAGTATACCTCCTTGATGACAGGAACTTTGAAAGCAGAGTTCGGCTTGCCAGACTCATCTGTTGTAGATGGCGTTATACAAGCTCTAGTGGATTCATTAGTTATTACAAAACAAACTATTTCAATAAGATCCAGATCTGGAATTTCTGGGGGTTTGACAATTAATATGATAAAGTCTGATTTTAGTAATATAATAGATACAGATATGGCAAATGTAATTACAGACAAATACAGTTTGCCATGGCTAAAATGGCTATTATTAGAAGGTACATCAGATATAGTTAAAAATTATGAAGTTCTATACGGACCATCAGAATACTCCAGATCAGGATTGGCTGTTATGAAACACTCAGACTCGAACTGGTCTGTGCCGCAACAGTTTGCCGGTGTAGAATCGGATAATTGGACAACCAGAGCAATAAATAGTGTAGAAAAAGAGATCTACAACATAATGCAAAAAAATATAGAGAATTATTTATGACTACTTTTCAAAATGTAAGATCTATTACGGAAAAAAATAAAAGTTCTATATTAGAAGATAACTTAAAAAGTTTCTTAGACTGGTCCTTTTTACACATTGGTGGATTTATTAATGTAGATATACCCACTAATGGCATAACCGGAGTGGCAGGGTTCCATTCTTTGCAAAAGTCTAATGATACAACTATCAAAGGTAATAAATTGTGGGAAGCCCCCAGAAAGGATTGGGTTTATGAATCTGGCGTTTCTTATAGTGGTTCGATCCCAAACTCATTTTCTGGATTATATTTAAATGGAGTATTTTTACCATCGCCATCAGGGAGTGGTAATTATACATATTCGGTCAATTATCCATTGGGTCAAATATTATTTGATAATCCAGTATCATCCAGCAGCAAAGTATCGGCCAGTTATTCATATAGAAATGTACAAATTTATAAAGCTAGTGAAAATTCATGGTGGAAAGAAATACAAAAAGAAACGTATAATCCCTCTAATTACAAATTAAATGGTGACTTTAGCATATCATCATCCCACAGAGCGCAACTTCCATGCATAATATTAGAGTTATCTCCAAGGATACAATTAAAACCACACTCATTAGGAACTACTGAGAACATATGGGAGCAAGAAGTATTTTTACATGTTTTTGCAGAAACTGGCTATCAACGCAACATATTAGTAGATATACTATTATCACAAAAAGATAAAGTAATTTGGCTATATAATAGTAATAGTGTTGCCCAAAATGAGAAATATCCATTAAATAAATATGGTAATATTAATACTAATGGCTATAATTATCCTCAATTGGTTGACGCTTTTAGACACAAGTGGTGTACTATTAATAATAGTACTGTTGGAGAAATTAATAATTTAAGTAATAGTTTATTTAATAGTATAGTTCGTTGGTCAATAGAAATTTTTCCATGATTTGGTGTAATAACAATCATACTATCAGTACCAAGACAAAACACTCTTTACAACCTTATATCGGAGAATAACAATGGCAAATAACAGAATTTTTTATGCCACACAGGCTATAGCACTAAAGCCACAGACCGGAGACGGAGCAATTCGTTCAGGGTGGTATTTTCCTCGCGGAGTTCAGAGTGTTGGTATCACAACCAACTTTGGATTAGAGCAAATTTTCCAACTTGGACAGATCGAACTATATGACAATATTGAAGACGTTCCAGAAATTGAAGTAACTTTAAATAAGGTTATTGACGGAACACCTCCATTATATCTTATGGCGATGGGTGGTTCTGATGGTATCAGTGGAGCCAATGGTAAAGAATTAGTTAATCTAGCAAATAATAGAGTTAATTTCCGTTTAGGTGTTTGGGCAGATACATTACCAGCCGCTACCGGAACTCCACAGCAGTATGTAGATTGCAGTGGTATGTATTTGTCAAGTGTTAGTTATACCATTCCTGTGGATGGCAATTCTACAGAAGATATTACTCTAGTAGGAAATAACAAAGTATGGAATAGCGGAATATTAGGGGGTGGTATGAGCAGTGCCTTCAGTAGTGCTAATGATGCTGGAACAATGACAGCACCATCTATCGCTAGACGCTATAAGTTCAATAAAGCAGGAAGTGTTGTTCCAACCGGAGCTGGTGGAGGTATTCCAGTTCCAGTAGGCCAAACACTACCATATTTACAAAATGTCACAGTTAGCACAGACCTTGGTCGTGAAGCTATCTATGAGCTAGGTCGCATGGCTCCTTATCATAGATATGTTACATTCCCAGTAGAAGTAACAAGCGAATTCGAGATTATTGCTTCTAGTGGAGACGCAGTAAATGCTGCTGACTTCTCTGATTTAACTGCAGATTGCAGTACTGTTTATCGTAATTTACAAGATAAAACTGTTTTCATCACAGTCTGTGGAAGTGGTGGAGATAGTTCATTAGGTCTTGATCTTGGTAGTAAAAACAAATTAACAAGTGTTAACTATAGTGGCGGAGATACTGGTGGTGGAAATGCTACTGTTACATATAGTTATCAGACCTTTAATAAATTAGTGGTTATAGCATCAGGCTCATTTGCTTCTGAGGATTGGGTTGATACAGATAATGATAGTATAATTGGAGACTAATTAAGTTAAAGTTTAAGGTATTGTAAGTAGACACTGGATTTTAGTGATCGGACAAAGGAACTTATGGAAGATTTATTTATTATAATAGGAAAACTTTATGTTGATATGCATAATATCCAAAAGATATTAGAGCATATGCAGCAACAGATTAAAGATAAAGATTCGGAAATTATAAAACTAAAACAGCAAATCAGGAAACAGGATGAATGATGCCGACTTTGAGCTGTTATTATATAGGATTCTATCAGGAAAAATTAAATTTTATTACAATAATGAACAATATGAGCTACGAACTCCAACTGCTGAAATAAGATATGATGCAGAATTACTCTATAATAATATTCTTAATGAAGAAAAATTTGATGAATGGATTAGATTAGAAAATTTAGATTATATATTGATTAATTTGGGCTTGTGGACTAAGGATACAAACATTATTATCAAAGATATAGAAAAAAAAATTGAAAGATCAAAAGTAGAGTTATTTTTAAATTGTATACTCATGGATAAAGTTAAAAAAATAAAAAAAGAATTAAATAATTTTAGGAATCAACTAAATACTATTATGAATCATAAAAATGAAATGTATTCTAATACTTTGGAAGGTTATGCTTCTAGCATAAAAAATGAATATATTATATGTAAAACATTATTTAAAAACAATAAACCTGTTTTTCAATACAGTAACCATAATAATCAAACCTCCTATGTACATTTCAATCATATAGTTATGGAAATTAATAAACAAAATATTTCTATAGAACAATATAAAGCATTAGCAAGACATAATATTTGGAGATCTTATTGGGGATGTAATAAAGAAAATTTATTTAATCAATCTGTTTCTGATTGGACAGAGGATCAAAGAACCCTTGTTAATATTAGTAGAATGTACGATAATGTTTATAATCATCCAGAATGTCCAGATGATAAAGTTATAGAAGATGACGACATGCTAGATGGCTGGATGATATATCAACAAGATCAAGCAAAGAAAAATAAGAAACAAGACCAAATTGATAAACTTAATCCTAAACTAAAAAATGCACAAGAAGTATTTATAACTCCATCTGGTAAAGAAGATGTTTCTGAGATTATGGGGCTAAATTCTGCTGAAAGCTTGGCAAAGATTAAAAATAGAACTAATATAATTAATAAAAGTGGTAGTGTTAATGCTATAAATTTGCCAGATGTTCAATCTGATTTAAGACAACAAATATTAGCAGCCAATAAATCTAAACAATAGGACTTATTATGACAAACGAAGAAAAAGAACTAGCCGATAAAATATATAAAAGAATACAAACAACTATGATAGGCGCTTTAGCTAGATTTGAAAATACATTTGGTTACCTCTGGGACGAAGATTCTGTCCAAGGAGATAAGTATGCAGATATGTGGGAATATACTAGAAATAGCATATTAAATAATGGAAATAAACAATCAAGAGGCGCTGTTAATGATATTGGAGAAACATTTAACAAACTAAATAATACCATAAATAATAAATACAATTATCAATTTCGTATTAAAAATAACCCAGGAGAGTAATTATGAAGACTAAAACTTTTAAGTCAACTATTGACGGCGTTGAAAAAGAATTCCTAGTAAAAACACCATCTTTGAATGATCAGAGAGAGGCTCAAAAGATATATAATCAGGCTTTTACAGACGCTATTAAAAGCAAAAGCGTTGTGAGAGCTAAATTAGATGATCTATTAGAAGATCAGGGATTATGGAATGACGAGAAACAGGCCAAGTTCACCACTCTACAAAAAGAATTATTAGATGGCGAGAAAAGACTTGCTAAGGGTGGTTTTAGTTTAAACGAGGCCAAAGACCTTGCTATTAAAATGAAGGCCGTACGAGATGAAATACGAGACCTAATCAGTGTCCGCACATCTCTGGATAATCATAGCGCAGAAGGACAGGCGGATAATGCTAGATTTAACTATTTAGTCAGTGTTTGTGTGGTGTATAATGATACTAAACAACCATATTTTAACAATATGGAAGACTACCTAAATAGATCAACAGATCCTGTTGGTTTATCAGGAGCTCAAAATTTGGCTAACATGCTTTATGGTTTGGATAATGATTACGAAAGTAATTTACCAGAAAACAAATTCTTGAAAAAGTATAAATTTGTTGATGATAAGTTACGTTTAGTTGATAAAAAGGGCAGATTAATAGATGTTGAAGGTAGACTAATAGACGAGAGTGGCAGATTTATCGACGAAGAGGGTAATTTTGTTGATAAGTATGGTAATAAGGTAAATTCCGATGGAGATTACATTGTTGATCCACAGCCTTTCTTGGATGACAGTGGAAATCCAATTGTTTTAGAAGAAGATAAAAAAGATGAACCAAAAGTTGCAAGCCCAGAAACTGTATCAGAAGTTACATCTGCGCCAGAAGCAGCAGTTGTTGCTGAAAACAAAACTGAACCAGTCGCAACAGCTTAATTATTTTAATAGTTTCATTTTTTCTATATTCCCAATAATGGAAGATGCTCTGTTATTGGGAATATTTTTTTATAATTAATTAGGATAAATAAAAAATATGGCACAAGGATTTAATCTTACGGCCCAGCTTAATTTAGTTGGACCAACAAATGTGAGACAAATAGCATCTCAGATCAGGAGAGATCTTGGTACTGTTGATGCAACTGTAAACTTTAAATTAGATCCGGCAGCAACAAAAAATGTTACAGCTTTAAATACGGCGCTCAAACAACTAAATACAACACTAAATGCAACTAATACATCTGCAACTTCTGCAGCCAATGCTATAAAAAATCTGAGCAGCAGCATTAATTCTGTAAAAGCTAATAACTTGTCCAAACAACTTAATAGTGCAGCAAAAGCCACTAGCAATCTTAATAAGTCCAACAATAAGATCCAAAGCTCTATTGCTGGTGCTAGTAATGAAATGCAAGAATTCGGCAAGCAAGCTGGACTTGCTGTTAGAAGATTTACGGCATTTGCTACTGTCACTAGTGTTATATATGGATTAACAAATAGTATTAATAGAGGAGTTCAAGCATTTATTGATTATGATAAAGAATTGGTTAGATTACAACAGGTTACAGGTCAGTCTTTAAAAGGTTTATCTTCACTACAATCTGCTATTACAAATTTAGCAACATCTCTAGGAGTAGGATCAAAAGAATTAACCACAGTTGCTGTTACTTTGGCTCAGGCTGGATTAAGCGCTAAGGATACAGAGAAATCTTTGAAGGCTTTAGCATTAAGTAGTTTAGCTCCATCATTTGACAATATGAATGAAACGGTCGAAGGTAGTATTGCTTTAATGAGACAGTTCGGAATAGGTGCTGTAGATTTGGAAAAAGCGCTAGGTTCTGTAAATGCTGTTGCTGCAAAGTTTGCTGTAGAAGCTAGTGATATTATCACAGCTATACAGCGTACCGGTGGTGTGTTTGCAACAGCCAGTAGAGGAGTCAGCGAAGGAACAGATGCGTTAAACGAATTTATAGCAGTATTTACTAGCGTAAGAGCAACAACTCGTGAAAGTGCAGAAACTATTGCTACCGGTTTAAGAACTATTTTTACAAGAATACAACGTGGAGATACTATTGATGCACTGAAAGAATTTGGAGTTAATTTAACAGACGCTCAAGGAAAATTCGTTGGAGCATACAAAGCTGTTGAGTTATTAAGTAAAGGATTAAATTCTATAGATCCTAGAGATCTAAAATTCTCACAGATAGTTGAAGAACTTGGTGGATTTCGACAAATTGGAAAAGTTATCCCATTAATTCAACAGTTCGCCACTGCACAACAAGCCTTAGCAGTAGCCCAACAAGGACAAGGCTCTTTAGCCGAGGACGCTGCTACAGGACAAAAAAGCTTAGCAAATCAAATATCAAAAGTTAAAGAACAATTTTTTGCCCTATTTAGAGAGATTGGTCAAAGTCAAGGATTCCAAACTTTAGCCAAAGGAGCACTTAATTTAGCAAGCGCATTAATAAAAATCCTTGATGCTACTAAATCTTTATTACCAGCATTAAGTGTGGTATTAGCTTTTAAAGGATCAAAAGCATTAACGGAATTTGTTGGTGGTTTGGGCAGAGGTTTTAGAAGAGGTCCTGATAATAAAGCTGGAGCTGGTAAAAACGAACCATTTGCTCGCGGAGGTGTTGTTAAAAAGTTTGCCAGAGGAGGTGTTGTTCCTGGTAGCGGTAATAGAGATACTGTTCCGGCAATGTTAACCCCAGGAGAGTTTGTTATACGAAAAAAGGCTGTTGAAACTATTGGTGCTGATAATCTTCATAATATGAATAAGTATGGAACTGGCGGAAGTATAAGAAAAGGAACATCAAATAGAAGAAGAAAATTTGCCAAGGGTGGTAAAGCAGCTAAATTAGCTAGCATAGATGGTGACTTTAGGGCGGTTGATGGAGATACATTTGATGCTACGGTGACTCCAACAGGAGATCAGTTCACAGCAAGATTTAGAGTTGCTGAATTTGATACGTATGAAGGAAGAGGAAAAGCTAGTTTAGTTTCTGCGGATAAAGCAAAAAAAATAATGTCATTAAATAAAGGTAAACCTCCGTTAGAAGAATCTTCTGGAAGATATAAGGTTCCAAAAGACTATAAAGTAACTAAAAATGACACAGCAGCAACGGCGGCACAAGAAGCAAAAAAAGAACTACAAAGTAAACTGGATCAATTCGTAGGACCAGAAGCAGCTAAAAAAACAGTTCCTGGCGGAGGCGGTGTTGGTAGATATTTAGCTAAAACTGGATTCTCTATGCCAGATAGTTTGACAACAGGAAGAAAATGGGATGAAAAAGGAAAAGAACTTCTTAATGTTGGAGGTGTTGTTAAAAAATTTATGGCGGGTGGAAAAGCTCCAGAAGTTGTATTCGGAACAGGACAAACAAAATTTCCCAAGCGTATAACAAATGCCTATGCTAAAGAACTACAGAAAAAACTAGATTCAGAAAGAGTAAATAATGCTTTCGATCCTTATCCGACCAATGAAAGAATAACAATCGATCCTGCAGAAGTACAACAAAAATTTCAGGGCGAACCTTTTGATCGTAAAAGATTTTTAAGCTTATTTAATACTAAAGTTAGTCGCAATGAATTAATAGGTAATCTATCTGATTTTGCTAAGTTCATAGGACTACCGGGAGAGGATTTAAGTAAAATTTTACCACAAACTATAGATTTTGGCGGAGAATTACAGCGATATGGTAATCGTGGAACATTTAGTAGAGATCCTTTTAGTACTCAAGGATATGATACTAAGGGTCTTGAAGCTTATGGCTTTACAGCTGCTGATGAACAAGATTTATTCGGATATCAAAAATTAATAGATGAAAAAACTAAAGAAATCAAAAAAATAATAAAAACTCCCATAGAAACATTTGAGGATGGATCATTTAGTTATGATAGTGCGGCTTTTCTTAAGGCTACGAGCGAAAAAGATGAATTAAGTAAAAAATTATCCGCAGTTATGGATAAAAGGGCGGTTGCTCGTAAAGCTCTTATGGAACAAAAAAAGAGTATATTAGCATCAACAGGACGCGGGTTTGTTTCATTAGCCAGTAATGCTTTTGAACGTAATCAACCAAAAAATGTATTATATCATGAATTAACACACCAACTATTTAATTCTTTACGAGCTAAATCAGAAGACAGTTTTGCCAAATATAAAGAAAGGGTATCTCAATTATTCGGTGGAGATAATGACGATTTAGCAGACGCATTTGATGCGTTGGGTGGAAGTTATAACAGCGCGGATGTTGTTTATGGACGCTCTTATAAGAATGGTTTACTTGATACTGTTTTACAAAATTTAAGACAAGGGACTATTAACTCAGGGGGAAGAAGCGCAAATCCTGAACTATCTAAAGAAGCATACTCTATGTGGGTAGAGTCTGGACAAAAAAAGAATGCTCGCGAATATCGTCCAATAAATCCAAAAATTAATGAGATACTATTAAAAGGCGGACAGAGACAAGACACAATAGATAAAGTAGAAGATTATGGTAAAGAAGAATTTTTAACTACACTTATTCAGAATGCTCCTAAATTAGATTCTAATATGCAAGGAATTTTAGATTCCACTTTAAATGAATTATTAGGAAATGCTGGAATACAAAGACAAACCTACGCTGGCGGCGGCAAGGTTATGAGAAACCTAGGATATATTGATTTTGATGTAATTAATGATCCAGCTAATGCTAAAACTGTTGAAAAAGCTATGAAAGAAGCTGGTGTTGATGGACCAAGAAAATATACTGAATATTTAATGGATTTAGCTACTAAGGCCAGAAAAAATACTAGTATTCAAAAATTAACAGCATTATATGGTGTGGCTGGTGCTGGAAAAAGCAGTATCGCAATGGGTCGTGGAGCAAACGATATAGGAACATTAAGACAAACTAATCGTTTTCCAATATTAACGCCAGAAGATATATCTAAAGCTTCTGAGGTTATGCTATTGAGTAGTACTGTCTCTCAAGATAAATTAGAAGGTATGTTTAAAGAAGCTGATAAAATTTATGGATTATCAACCACAACACAAGAAGAAAAAGATAGAGTTCGTAAACAAAGAACAATGAGAGATGTTAGTGGTATAGGTCTATTTGGCAGAGAGGCTGGTAGTACCACAGGCGCTCCAACTGATACCGCAAAAGAAGAAGCTCTTTTAATGGATAGATTTGGAGATAAAACAACTATTTTGGGACGAGGAGATTCTAATAGACTACGCAGAAAAAAAGGAAATGAATTAGTAGAAATAACAAAGAAAAAACTAGCCTTTACATGGGGAGGATTTGCTCCAACAACAGCAGGACACGAATCTATTATGGAAGCAGCAAAAGCTGCTGGTATACCTTATGAAGATTTTATAGCTTTGGTTGGAGCTAATGAAGGTATAGATGCTAAAAGCTATAGAACAGCAGTATTTGATCAAGACTTCAGATTAGCATTAGCAAAAGCGGGATTTGGATCAAAGGGTGCCTCTGTATTACCAAAAGCTTTCGGAGATATGAGTGTTCCATTAGCTTTTGACATGGGAGAGAAGGGTGGCCGTAGACAGATTACACTAGCTGGTGAAGGAAGTATGGCTTTTGTTGCAGATAAAACAGAGCAACAAATGGAGAAATATAAAAAAGCAGGATACGGAGTTACTAATCTAGAAAGAACGGGTGGAATTAGTGGAACCCAAGTTAGAGACCTATTACTCAATGGAGATTTAGAAGGTCTTCAGAAAATTGTTTCTCCTGGAGTATTTTCATTATTAAAAGATAATATTTCTCAATTACAAAACAGAGCTAATGTATTACCAGTATTAATAGAACAAGCAGAAGCTGCATATAAGCAAGAAGTAGCCGCTATAGACGAGCAACTAGCAGCCACAGGAATAACTCGCGCAAATAATAAAAAAGCAGAGACAGACCCAGAGTATGCCGAGCAATTAAAACTTTATCAGTCTTTAAAAGAGAAAAAGAAAAAATTAGAAACTAAAAAATCATTTGAGCCGTATCGTCTGCTTAGACAATTGGCAGACAGTGATCCTGCCAAATATGGATTAAGATTTGATACAGTTTCTTCTGCCGTTTCTGGTCCGTCTTCTGCTATGCAGCAGGCTATTCTAGAAAAGGTGGCAAAACAAACTGCTGTTAAAAAATCTTCTGGCATATTACCAGCAGAAGGAAGAGAAATCTTGAAACGATTTGGGGCCGACAGATTACCAACAGATCCTATGTTTGGTCCGTTCGCAGGAAAAACAGTACGAGATACGGCTGAAGGTGGAAAATTAAAATATTGGAATTCCGCTTTTAGGCCAGAGACAAAAGCAGATAAGCTAGCCTATTATACTGCAACAAGAGACTACTTAATAGATAAATTTAACGAATCTCAAGGTTCTCAAAGAGCAACAGCATTAAAAGATACTACAAATGCTGTTTTATCATCAGCACAATTAGGTCTAGTAGGATTAAATCCACTAGGATACACCGGATTATTAGGTCCAGAAACTTGGAATCTTGGTACAGACCCATCCGGCCAAGAAAGATCAATAGACGCCTCCATAGTTCAAAGAGGATTACCAAGACAGTATCAAAATGTTATTGATTACCTGAGCGGAGAAACAGAGCAACTAGTCGGCGGGGCTGCTAAATTGCTTGGTATTAATCCTAAAAAATTAACTCAAAAACAAAGAGAAACATTAGGTCAAGGTAATATAGAAGGAGCATTATTAGAACAAATTTTTGGATCAGCAGATGCTACCATACTAGATGACGCTTTAAGAACTCGTCCAATAGATTTTCCAAGTGGTATCGGTCCTAAAGCAGCATCAATATTTGGCATTGATCCTGATATTCCAACAGAAGTTAAAAGAACAATAGATAGCGGTAGTAGGGCTAAGGCTGTTGAAGAATTTCAAAGATATTTTAGACAACAATATGGTATTCCTGATCCAGACAAACAAAAAGTTCAAGCCTTAGCTGACGGAGGAGCTGTTAAATTATATCACGGATCCAATACTGGAATAGATGATAATGTTTTAAAGAACTTTAAAGAAAAAGGAGCACTGAGCAATATTGCTACAGGATATGGCCAAGGGGCCGGATTCTATTTATATACAGAGAAGAATAAAGCTGAACAACAAGCAAAAATGAGAGTTAATGGTGGAAGTGGTTTTACCCTTGCTAGCGGCGACAGATCAGGAAAGCCAATGGTCCTTAGTTTTAATGAAGTATTAGATCCTAAAACTTTTGATCTTGATTATGAATTACAAAAAAAATTAGTAGTACAATGGATTCATGATAATTATGATCTTTTAAAAGATAAATATGCTCCTTCAGAAACTCAAACAGGATTAAAAGATAAATTTGATAAAAATCCAGATGCTGGAATGATGTCTGTTGGTATACGAGTTCAAGAAGGATCTCAAACCTTAAAGTCTGAAGATGGAGCAGAGTTTGAGGTAAAAGGAGGAGCTAGAAAATCTATCTATGCTGGGAGCGAAGGAGATGTTAGAGAAGGAGCTTTGCTTGGACAGCTTATGTCCAGAATACAAGCCGGTGATCCTGATCTAGTACAACAGTTTGAGAGTGGTTTATTTAAACATCCTCTAGGATTAGCACTAAAATATGTTGGATCAACGCCACTTAAGCCAACCAACATAGAAACTTTTGCAACAGGAGGGCGAGCAGGAATATCTCCAAAAGATACAGTTCCCGCTCTTTTAACTCCTGGCGAATTTGTTATAAATAAACAAGCAGCACAAAAAATTGGTTACGGTAAATTAAATCAATTAAATAAAGCAGATAAAGTTAAAGGATATAATAAAGGAGGAGCTGTAGGAGCTGTACAAAGATTAGCATTGGGGGGATCTGTCGATCCAAATTCAATTATTAGACAACTTGGCGATTGGATAATGGCAACATCCAAAGAGAACCAAATAACAAAATTTGATACTAGACCATCAAATATTAGCAGATCAACCACGGCCACCTCCAAAGACGTTAATGAGGATTTAGAATCGATTGTTAAAAGTCTTAATGATTTAGGTTATAGTGCCGCGGAATCTGCTACATTAATTAAAAAACTTAGAAATACTAGTGAGATTAGTTACAAAGAATTAGAAAAAGCTTTATCTAAAGATATTGCTAATCTAAAAGCCTTAGGTGCTGGTTTTGATACTATTATTCAAGCTGAAACGGCTCTAGCTAAGATTCGCGAAAAAGGACAATCTCAAGTTGATTTAAAGAAAAATTTAGAAGGAGCATTTGGTCAAAGAGGTAATGTATCAGATAAATTATTAGGAGGAAAACTAAATATCGGAGACATCGGAGGAGGTTCCGCAGCGGCACAAACAGCCATAGAAAGACAAGCAGAATATCTTATAAAGCAACGAACATCTAGTTTAAAATCTGCCGGAAAAGAAGTAGACTTGGCTAAGATAACAGAACAAGCATATGTAAAAGCGACTTCTAAAGTATCTGGAATAGATAGTAAAGCATTTAAGAGTTATGGAATAAGTGGCAAAGATATTAAAAATTATATAGATGAATCAAAGAAAAATGCAAAAACTCTTCAAGAATTAGATCAAGCATTATTATCTCAAAAATTAGCAGAATTAAGAAACTCAGCAGCATACTCTGCCGCATCAAGATCAGAAAAAGCAAGGCTTGAAAAAGATCTAAGAGCAGAAACAAGAAGAGAAATTTCTGTTCGACGATCATTAATTAACGATCTAGCAAAAAGAACAGGATCAAAAGGCGTTGGCGCTACAGACATGATGGACTTCAATAATAGTCCTATTCTTAAAGCATTAAAATCTATCACATTGCCAGGGGCACTGATGGGAGCTTCTACTGCTGCTGGATTAATAGGAGGACAAGGAGCCCTAATAGGCAAAGCAATGTATGGAGCAAAAGATGATGCATCACAACTACAGGCGGCCAAAACAGCCGTAGCTGTAGAAAATGCAGGAGTAACTATAAGTACAGGATTAGCGACAGCCGCACAAATTATACAAACTGTTCCTGGCAAAGCTGGATTAATAGCAGCAGCAGTTGTTGCAATAGGTAGCGCTATTTATGCCGCCGCTGATTGGTTTGGTGATTTTAGCGGAAAGCAACAAGAAGCAGCTATACAAAAACAAAAAGAGTTAATGGCCACCCGAACAGAGGCCGCTCAAAGAAATCTTGATTTGGCATCTACTAATCTGGATAGAGATCCAAATAATATTGGATTTATTAACGCTTTCACTGATGCGCTAAATAATATTAACACTATCAATGCAACAAATGCAGTCATAGATGTTAAGACTGCTGAATTAGACTTTAAGATGAATGCTCCAGTAGATGAAAAAGCATTATGGGCAGGGTCAGAAAATGTAGACATGGGATTCTTAGGACTAAACAAATTAGGAGATACACTAGGAAGATGGGCTTCTCAATTCTTGCCAGAATGGACAGGCATGGGTGCTCCAAAACAAAAATTTGGTGCTCCAGAAATGGCAAAAGTTAGTGCTCAAATAGCTTCGCAGAATCAAGGAGCTGCTAATAAAGCATTACAAACAGTAACTCAGGCGATGATGGAACAAAATGTTGGGCGAGAATCTATTCTAACAGGAGAGAAATATCAGTCTCAAAGAACAGCTGTTATGATGGGTGATTTAGATGGCGTTAAAATGTTTAATGCTATGTTGGTAGAAGCAAAAAACAGAGCAGGAGGAAGGGAACTTAGCGAAGAGGAAGTAATAGCTGTACAAAAAAGAGCAACAGAAGAATACATTAAAAATGGAAGTGCTGTTCTAGAATCAACTATAAAAAGTGCTGAAGTTGCTAAAGCTATGGAAGAAGCAGATAGGGCTGGTAGGAAATTAGCTACAAGCTTAAATAAAATGATTGATGCTATAGATCAATCTATTAATAGAATTCAAGCAGAATCTCAGGAACGAGCAAAAGCCAGTAAGCAGATGATCAAAGCAATAGGAGGAGAAGGAGGTCCAGCATCGTATACTAATCGCGCTCGCTCTATTATAGATAATCCTATGGCATATAGTGAAGATGAGTATAAAGGAGCAATGAAGCAAGTTGGTGATATGGTAGGAGGAGAACAAGGCAGAAATCTTACAGGATTAGTTGGCATCGGCGCAAATATGTCAGATGCTATGTACGCTGGTATTGTTAACAAATTAGGGGGCAAAGCTAGCACAAGCAAAGAAGAAGCAGCGAAAGAAGCCATAGCCACAGGAACAGAATACATTAATAATTTGGATGTTAGTGATGATGTTAAAAAAGTTTTAATAGAAAAACTAACAGCAAATGTTAATCAAATTGCTGAAAAAATGGGAGAGGCATCATTTGCTAATAATCCACAACAAGCTGTTGATCAATTTGCTGCTGCTGTTAGAGATAGTTCTTCTGCGCTTGGAGATAATTTAGAGTCTAAGGCAAAAGAAACAGCAAAAGCACTATTAGCTCTAAAAGATAATGCATTAAATGAGTTTGCTCAAGGATTACAAGAAAGCTCAGAATATCTCAGGCAAGCTGCAAGACTTCGTATTAAAGCAGATAAAATAGCTTATGATGCTAATAATGATCTTAGAGAGATAACAACAGGAGTTGGAGAAAGCTATGGCGAAGCGAAAGGTCAATTAATGAAAGAGGTTGGCTCTCTGACCGGAGGAGCTACTGATCCGGCTGCAATTGGTAAAATGATCGAGGATGAGGCAGGAAAAAATAGAGCTTTGAACCAAAAATTACAAGATGCTCAAAATTCAGGAGATGTTGACGCTGCTTCTAAGTTAATAAGAGAAATTCAAGAGAGTAATGATAAATTATATAACTACAATGACGCTCTAGACAAATTAGCAGATAGTACAGAACTTTACCAAAAAGCTCTTGATGAAGCTAGAAATATTGCTGGACTACAAGATCAACGTAAAGGATTTATTGAAAAACTATTAACTAATACCCCTGAAGAAGCCGACAAGCTAAATCAATCATTTATAAGATTACAAAGAAATTTATCAGGAGGATTTAATAATCCTCAAAATCAAAGAGACGCTCGTAAAGCATTTAATGAAACATATTTTAAAACAGGAAATGTAAGGGAGGCTGCTAGAGCAGGAAATACTGTCCTAGCTAATCAACGTAAAGAAACACTAGCTCTGCAACAAGATCCTGGTTTTAGAGCTATGAGAGAATTGAATTTAAGAAACCAAGGCGCTTCTGAAGCTGATATAAAGGCTATGTTTGCCAAAGAAGAAGCAAATTTAATGAGGCAAATGGCGGTAGAGAGCGGTTATGCTAATAATCCTGCTATTATGCAAGCTATAAACTCTATTGAAAATCGTAATGTCGATCCTGCATTCCAAAAAGCATCTCAACAGGTACTAGAAGCTGCAGGATTACGCAAAGCAGCCACAGAAGAACAAGCTCGCGTTAAAGAAACCCAAGCTTTGATTGCTAATGAAACCGCTACTATAAATCTAACAAATGCAGTTAATAATTTAAGCATTGTCATGCAAGATGCTTTTGCTAGAAATATGAGGGTGGAAGGCGGAAGGATTCCTGGACCAGCAGGAGGAAAAGTTCCTTTAAATCTGGGAGTTGGAGCGCCTGCTGCTCCTAAATCTAAGGGTGGATTAATTTATGCTGCTGATGGTACATATGTTAACTTTGAGCCAAAAGGAACAGATACAATACCAGCAATGTTGTCTAAGGGAGAATATGTTGTTAACGCCAAGTCTACTAAAAAGAATCTTTCTCTTTTAGAGGCTATTAATGGTGGCAAAGTTAATGGCATGAGTAAAGGAGGAATCGTTTATTTATCAACGGGTGGGGAACCAGTAAAACCGGCATCTCCAAAATTCAAACCAGACAAAGGACCTAGAAAACCAAATGAAGTTGAAGCAGATACTGTTCCACTATTAGTTATTAAAAATAGAGACTATCCAGGATCTTTGACTCCGGAAGAGCAAGCAAGAGTAAATAGCTATGTCGGATTTACAAACTTTACATCAAATATGCCAGGACAAGTATGGTATGTAGATCCTAAAACAGGACAACATCGTGTCAAAGATGCTCCAAAGTCTAGAGATTTATATGGATGGGATTTTCATGATGCGTCTGACCCAGCATGGATCAAGAAGAAAGAAACATTATTTAAACAAGCAGAAGCCCGAGCAGAGTCACAATTAACGCAATTAACTCTACAAAGAGGATTCATGGGTAAGGGTAGTGGTCCCAACAAAGGCAATAATAGACTCGTAACACCAGCAGCAGAACCTCTGAGTAGAATGAGTAATATTATTCCTCAAGAAGACCTCAATAAAATGGCAAGTATTCAAAGAGGAATTAATGACGGAACTTATCAACCAACAGTCAAAGATCAAGATTTCTTGGACAGCATGGAGGCCAAAGTTAAAGAACAAATAACTCCTTTTAATACTATGGCTGGTGACTATGGTCAGACAATGAATTATATTACTGATTTAAGATTAAAAGTAAGCGATATCAGTATTAAAGCGGGCAAAGATGAAAATTCAAAAATTGTTCCTATTAACCTAACAGATCCTCGTTTAGATTTTGCTAGAGAACGTATTCGTAAATTAAAAGAAGAAGGAAGAGAAAAAGAGATTCCAGCATATATTGATGGCCTAAAGAAAAAAATGGGCTATGGAAGAGATATAAATGCTCCATCTAGCGAGATTGATCCTAAATTTAAAGGAGCAAATTCATATTCCGCTTCTTGGAGACAAAATAGATCAGTATTATTTGGAAAAGCAGACTACGAGTGGTTGGACAGGGTAAAAGAAGGAGATCCAGAAGCAACAGCTAAGTTTTTAGATCCTCAGAACAATGCTACTGCAAACATAGGCCCTGCACCAACAGCACCCAAAGTGAGTGATTTTAAAGGGTCTGGTGGAGCGGATGCATATAGAGAGGCTCAAACAAAATATAAAGCAGACTTGGCAAGATGGGAAAGTGGGAAAGCTGCTGTTGATAGTAGATCAGGAACTAATAAACCAGGAACAATGAAATATAGCGAAGAAGAATTACAGGCCATGAGAGAATATTTAAAGTATCATGGCGGTCCATTAACCGAGCATTATCCAAGTAACTATGATACTTATCGCCTAAATAATGATCCATCGGTCTTAGGCAGAAGATTATATCTTATGAGTCGCATGACGAGCGGTGGAATGACAGTTAGTGAAAGAAAAGAATGGGAATTATTACGATATAATAATCCAGAAGGTATCAGAAAATGGAGAAAAGATATTGAAGAATGGAGACAAACTCCGCAAGCAAAAGCTCTTGATCCAAGAAGTGGAGCAGGAAAAAAATACCCATACTCTATTCCAGATGAAAGTCAGGCGCAAAAAGAATCTAGACAAAGACAACTAGAAAATAGAGATAGAGCAACAACTAATGGAAACAAATTTACTATCGAAGGCGGTAGATCAACTCAAAATTCTGCTCCTTTGGTTCTGCCAGAGCCAAAAGAAGGATTTCCTATAACTTTACCGAATATTCCAGAAAATAAAGCACAACAAGAGCAGCCAGAAGTTAAAACAAATACCGGCATTGTACCTAGTGTTATACCACAAAAACCATTTAGTGGTAAAGTTTGGAGATTAACTACCGTTGGAAATAATGGAGAAATTACTACTAGAAATTATAGATCAAAAGAAGCATACTTAAACGCAAAGAAAAAACAAGCAGAAGCCAAGGCCAACGGTGGATTAATATATGCTTCATTAGGTCAGCACATTGATTTTGCTCCAAAAGGCACGGACACTATTCCTGCTATGTTAACTCCTGGTGAGTTTGTTGTTAATGCTAGGGCAACCAAGGAGAACTTGCCATTATTGCATGCTATTAACGATGGCAAAACTAATGGGATGAGTAAAGGAGGAATTGTTTATCTCGCAACAGGAGGAGATCCGTCAAAACCACAAGGACCAAAACCACCAGCCACTAAGACAAAATCAAAAGCTCCTACAAAGGCAGATGTACAAAAATTAGAAAGAGCCCGAACAGATGCTCAACAAACATCATGGATGATGAGTGAGGCTGCTGGAGTAGCACCAGATGAGGTTGTAAATAGATCAGCCGCTAGTTGGACAGAATCACAAGTCGGTTATGGTAAATGGCAAACTATGAGCGAGCAGCAAAGACAAGAAGAAATAGATAAAAATAAACCAGTATTTCAAAGGAAGTGGGACTCATACAATGCAAGACAAAATGCTGCAATGGAGCAGTCGGCTAGAGAAGCAGGGTATGAAAATGCTAAAAATGATCCTAATGCTGGTATAGTTGGAGCTAATTTTTTCAATACTGAAAAAACAAGATCAATGACCGAGTTTGATAAGGCTCAAGCGGATTATGAGAAGGCAAGAGATGCTGCGATAGCCGCACAAGAGCCTATGCCAAATTCTTCTGCTCCTCCAATGATAGGACAATCGGCCTACCCTAATCAAGCTGCTCGCGACCAAGCAGTACAACAAAAAGCAGAAGAACTGGCTAGAAAAGAAGGAATTACTCATCCTCCAGTAACAACAGGAGAAGATGGAGAAACTGTAATTGGTGCTGTGCCAAGGTTTGAAGCTTTACCACCTTTACAAAAGGCTTTTATTGCATTACATAAAGATAACGCTAGAAAATCTAATACTGAAACCAGTGTAACACAAGGAAAAGCAGAAATAGAACATGATATTCAGACAATGAGATCGTATGTTGGTGCTGTCGATGATAAAGGCAATCCTTTAGTAAAACCAGAGGACGCTGCTAAAGTTAATGCAATATTAGATAAATATGATCCGAACAATCCAACAGCTTATGCTGAAGAGTTAGATCAAGCTTTACAAAATAATGAACCAGGATCCAGCGGAAGAACATTTAATGATATTCGAACCAAGGCATTAGAGAGAAATTTAGACACTACATATCAAGAAGCTGTTCAGTCTAAAATACCAGTAGCAGAACAACATATAGCAGGAGATGCTAAAGCAGAAGCAGAAGCACAAAGATTAATGCCTGGACAAACAATGGCCCCAACGACGAAAGGCGGGAATAATCCAACAACATGGTTATATGAGCCGGCTGGAACTATGAAACCAGTAGATCTAGATCCTAAAACCAAAAAGGCGGCAGAAGAAGCTGCTAATACTGTTTTTGCCCAAGCGGAATATGGAGCATCTGGACAACTAAAAGCCAGAACAGACGCTCTGGCAAAAGTAAATAGTCCAGATTTTGATAAACTACCTAAAGACGAACAAGAAAAAATTCGAAAAGATGCTATAGCAAATCCACCATCGGAGGTAACAAGGGCAGTAGAAAAAGAAATAAAAGAGAATATGGTAAGAGAATACTCGCAAAAAGAGTACGATAAAGCACGAGCTGCTGGTAAAAGCGAAGAAGAAGCAAATAAGGCAAGAGCAAAAGTAGAGAGAGATTTACAACAAAATAATACCGCAACATATTCTGGTTTTGATAGCGAATATAAACTTAGAACACAACCTAGTCATGTATACAAACCAGGAACAGTTGGAGAACAATATAAAAAAACCTATGATAATATTTTAAAAAGACAAGTAGATGAAGCTCAACAACAGGTCGCAACTATGGCAGCTCAAGGGGAGAATGCCACCTTTGAATTCCAAGGACAACAAATTCCTGTACAAAACTTGTCAACAAAAAACTCAATGGGTCGTGATACTAGTGGAGGAGCATCTAATGCTCGTTTAAGACTAGATAGATATAACACATTAACACAAACTCAAGCAAATTTGGATGCTACTATTAATAAGGCCAGGAGAGATGCTGCTGACGCGGAAAGAGAAATTGGATCACGAACAATCGGCGAAAAAGTTGGCGAATCACTAGTTGGATTGGGTTCTGAATTACAAGGAAACTTTACTTATCAAAGCGGGGCTGAAAAAGCTAAAGCTAAAGCAGATGCGGCATTAGCAGAAGCAGAAAGACGTAAACAAGAATTATTAATTGGTGGCGGCCGAGGTAATGTAGAAAATGTTGCTAGAAAACCACAGATACAAACAATATTAACGCCACAAGAAAACGAGGCAGCAAGACAACAAACTCTTGAAGCGGCTAATGTTGCGGATCAAGCGGCCATAAGTGCTGCTACTATTGGTGTTGGCGTAGCAACAGGAGGATCCTCTTTAGCTGTACAGTTGGTGGCAGGAACAGCCACAAGCGCTGCTGGGAATATATATGCTGCAGAAAAGGGTAATATTAGCTATGAAGAGGCGGGACGAAATGTTGCTTTAGAGGCCCTTGGAACAGTTGCTGGGGTGGCACTAGCTCCTGGGGTAGTCAAAGGAGCACGAGCAGCAGCGGCACCAGTTGGAGATGCTGCTACAAGCGCCACAAAAAGAGCAGGACAAAGAGCTGCTGATTTTGTATTCCCTCCTAGAACAAGAGATGTTTATGATAGTATTAAACCATGGGAGCTTGGACCAGGACCAGACGCACGATTATCATCGCCTCTTGATGTTCCTGGAAGACCGGGTAGAATAGATTTGTATGATGGTAAAGATTTTGTAAGATCTATACCTCAAACAAGGCCAGATTTTAGTGCAATGCCTTCTACATCTTCCAATAAACCAATGAAATCTGGTAGCAGAGGTAATAAATTAACAAATGCAGAAATAAAACAAATCAATGCTGAGGCAGCAGCATCGTCCGCAAAACCTATAAATGCTGATTTAGCTCAATCTCAGAGTAAGAGTAAAAAAATTGTACCTAAAAGAACACCTGATCAAGAACGTGCATTTTCTAAATATAAGGCTGATGCTATGGAGCAAAGGAGACAAAGAGAAAGAAATTTTAGAGATTATGCTTATAGAGAAGCGGATTACAGTACAGTTAATTACAATTACAATCAAGAGTATGAAGATTATCTAGATTCTCTTGGTTTTTATCAGTGGGAGTATGAATCTGACCTAATGGACCTATATAAATATAAAAAGAATTTAAAGGCTCCAAAAAGAAACCTTGTGTCTCAACCATCTTCTATTAACGAAATAAGAAAAGCAAAATACGAGCAATTAAAAAAACGTCGCACTAGAGATATCATAAGAAAAGCCAGAGCGGATAAAACAGCGTCACCCTCGCTTCGAAAAGCCCCAGCAACTCTAGCTCGCGGAGGAGTAGCATACGCCAGTAATGGAGCGCTAATGTCTGCAAGATCTGGCACAGACACTGTTCCTGCAATGTTAACTCCGGGAGAATTTGTTGTTAATAGAGAAGCATCACAAAGACATATGCCAATATTAGAAGCTATTAATAGTGGACATTTTAATAGAGGTGGAATAGTTAATTATTTGGCCAATGGAGGCGTAGTTGCTCCAAAATATTATGCTGAAGGAGGTAATATACCAGCTTCTAGCGCTAAGAATAGTGGTGGTGTATCTAGTAATGTGGCAGAAGTGCAAAATGCTATTAGCGAACAAATACAAGCACAAATGGGTCAAATGCAATCAATGTATGAGACTGCCGGTGCTATGATGGCAAGCATGAACACCACAACCTCCAACTTGGTTAATGGATTAACTACTACGGCCAGTAGTTTACAAACTTATTCTACTAATATTAGTAATATTAGTTTACCAGAAACAATAACATTCCAAGGAAACATAACCTCTAATCATAATTTTAACGGCGCAGATGCGGCAAACCATGTATTAAAAGATCTAGGCCCAACAATGAAACAACAAACAAATAAACAAATCAAAGGAGCATTTGATAAAGTAAATAAAGGAGTTGGTAATTTAGATTCTGGATCTTTGGGCGTTAATACCAATGGAATTATAGGCGGCAGCACCGGTAACACAGCTTAATCATATAAGGTTAATTATGCAAAATTTACTTAGAATTTTTGACAATATTGCTTTTACTTTTAGTTTGAATGGAGACCATATAAAACCCGGCTCCCCACTGCAAAACTATAAACTATTAGACAACAATCACATAGGATACAATATTCCATATATAGCAAGAAATTCTAGTGCTAAAAGTTATGAGACAGGTATTGGTGCGGTAGTTATTAAAGACGGAATTATACAAGTAAAAAAAATTAAAGTATTATCATCATCTAATGATAACGCTTCTGTTCAATTTGAAAATGCTAACAATGAATTTTTTGTATTTGCCAATCAAGAATTTTTTGATAAAGCTATAACAAATGTTATGGTTATTAATTCTGACGCATCTTTAGAACCTATCTCTGCACTTTATCTGATAGAGTGTGAGAATAATCTAAATATAAAATTACCAGCTGTTGAAGAATGTAATAATACAATATTAGACTTTAAAATAATTAACCCAACTAATTATAGCGTGACCCTTAGATCATCAGACGATGCTGTTATAACAACTATTACTAATAATGACTATAAAAGATTTGCTGTTTATAATAATAGATGGATAGAGGTGTCTGGATCATCAATTAGTTCTATTAAAGCATTATCTGTTAATGATTCTTTTACAGCACTATCTGACCCGGCCGGCGATAATAATTCTTTTCAATACAAGGTAGATAATACAACTTTTGCGGGATCAGACATTTATTGGCACACAACTAGTGGACTATTATTCGGCTCAGATTCAGCCAGTTCTGCAAAAAATATTATACCATATACTGGAAACAATTCTACTTTATTTAATCTTTCTAATGATGCGAGTGATTTTATCATCTATGGAAGCGGAAATCCAAATAGAAACTTTTTCTTTGCTTATGATGGTAGAATAGGATTAAATATACCAACAGGACTTAGGCCACTAACATTAGTTCATATAATCAATACAGGATGTCAGCAAGGAATAAGATTAGAGAACAGAGTCTCATGTGTTCCTGCTAATATTACTCTTTATCATAAACCAGCCACAGATGTTGTATCAGATACTGTCATTTCTCAAATTCATCTGAATTCTAAAAACTCTGAAGGTAATGAAACATATTATTCTAGGTTACAGGCTAAAGCTACAGAAGTAACAGCAGGAAACGAAAAAGGTGGACTAGAAATTATAGTAGTTTCTGGTTCATCATATATAAAAACCATTAATACTAATACAGATTCTACAAGCATTGGATATAATAACCAAAAACTAAATATTTCTAATAACAGTAATATACTATTGTATAATACAAATGCAGGACTAAGAATCAGTAGTACCGGAGTGGCAATTAGTGGCTCAACAATAAGTCTGAATGCTGCGGCAATACTTACCACTGGAGTTATCAGTGCAAAATTACAGTCAGAACAAATTAAATTAACTAATATATCCCCTAATAGCATTTTAACAATAGATAGTGAAGGAATAATATCTGCAGCATCATCGTCTGTTAATGACAACGGATCAATACAATTGTCAATAGCAGATAACAAATTATTGACAACTACTAATAATGGTAACATTACTGGCATATATAATATTGATGATTATTTCTTAACAAATAAAGATATTTCTTGGAATTTTTATCCAAAAGAAACAGGAATAATATGCACAAGAGATATAACATTTGCAAGTCCTGTTAATGCCAATGAATTTTCCGTTGGTGATCAAGTGGTTATTGACGTATCAGGAACTAATTATTATAGAACTGTTGATGAATTATCCTTAAATAATAATGAAATAATTGGAATCAGAATAAATGAAATTTTATCTATTGGTGGAACTAATGATGTTCAAGTATATTCAATAACTAAGGGCGGATATCTTGAATTATCTAAATATGTTGATGACGGAATAACATCAGATGCAACATCTCATATTTTAAGTATCAGACCAAATTTAAATACAACATTTAATACCAACAAGAAAAATACAAATTTTGAAATTTATGGATTGAATTCTGATCCAGCATTTAGTGTTAAAGCCAGTGGATCTACTGTGGGTATAAATACTGCTGATGCATATGTGATACCTTCTGGTCGAACCATTATTACAGAACAACCGGCAAGTAATATTGCTAATTTAACTGTTGATGGATGGCTTTATGCTAAAAAGATGATGGTTGGAGAAGTAGGCTCATCATCGTCAGCATTAATTAGTCCATCATTTATTGAAACTAGTGGATTAAAAACTAAAACATTACAATATGTTAATTTACAACAGATAGATGTTAGTGGTAATATATTATCAATTAATAATGGCCCACTATATGTTACATCAGGCGTTAACAATACTCAAAATATACAATCATACTCTAATATAGAATATTCTTCAAATCAAATAAATAATAAGACGCTAAGTGTATTTAGCAGTGGATTAAGGGCGTATTCTCAGTCTGGAAATCCAGCACTATATGTATATCCAAAAATTAATAATTCTGTTAGTGGAAGCGCATATAGTGGAGTATTTTTTAACACATTTCTGGACAGAGCCAAATCTACAGCCTCTGGGTGGTCATATGACACCAATGCCAAGATAACAATTAATACGGATACTCCTTATGTTATTAATTCTTTAGCAACAGGAACATATCTTGTAAATTCGATACTTGTTACAGGGTATGGATATTTATATTCTGATTTGACGGTTAATGGAATAACATATAGTTCAGAGATTATTACTAATGACATATATTTAAAACCATCTCCTAGTAGTAATAATACTGGAAAATATATAGCTAATGCATTGTTAACTATAGATCGTAATGGAAAGATCATATCAAAAATTCCAACAGAAAATTACACTGTTCCTGGCGCCCCGCAAAATCTAAGTTCAACACAAGGAAACGGCATTGGTAATGGAGAAATATCATTAATATGGACTGCGCCAGTAAATAATGGTGGAACACCCATATTATCATATATTATTGAATTTTCATTAGATGATGGAGACACTTGGACCAGATTACCTGTTGGGAATTATACTCTAAATAGAGCCTCGTCAAATTCAACCCATTGTTCCATTCTGGGGCTTTCTCCTATTAATGACTATCGCTTTAGAGTTGCTGCACAAAATAATATTGGAATAGGATCATTTTCCAATAATTCTGATACACTAACGCCAGAATCATCCGCTCCAAAAGCTCCAAATAATTTAACATATACTAGAAATTATAACGAAAATAATACTTCTGATATTAGTTTGAGTTGGTTGGCTAGTGATGCCGGAGGAGCCCCTATAATAGGATATACTATACAAGAATCTACAGATAAAGGATTAACATGGCAAGACTACAATAATACATCTAATTTTATAACAGGAACATCAGAAGTGGTATATGCTACTAATTCAAGTTTAGATTATTATTATAGAATTTCTGCGTGGAATGATTATAATAGCTTAAATAACCAAAGTTCATTTGCGTACATATATGTTTCTGGCACCAATCCTGGAGCACCATTTGATACAATAGATAACAGTTTATCTAATTGGGACTTTGGTGTTGTATTATTTACGGGAGTATGTTAGTATGAAAATTTTATTAAAAAGAGACGAAACGAGTCTGGGTTTTCCTGGAGCAGATCAAATTAGTATTGGTGAGTTAGTGATTAATAGTAGAACTGGAAAGTTATATTCTAAATTAACAGATGGTTCGATTATAGAGTGGTCTGGCAAAGTTGTTTGTCCAAGTAATTATGTGACAGAAATTAAAATTTACTACAAGGCCGCTTTGGTTGACAGTGATAAAATTGAAAATTTTTGCGGTAATGGAGAAGTGTTAGAGTTTGAGATTCTTCCTCTTATTTCTGATTTTACAGATTATACTTTTGACTTTGTAGAACTTACGAATAACACATCTGGACAAGATATTATTGTTGAACAGCCAGTATACTCAAACTATATCGAGAATAATATTACAAAATCTAAAGCGTCTGTTAGAGTTAATTTAACAATTGACGACGTAAAACAATCTACTAGTATTTTTAAATTTTCTGTAATAAGAAATGATATTAGTCAAAAAATAATTGAAAAACTAATAACAATACAGTGTTTATAAAATTATGATAACAGAACTAAGCACAACTACATCAAATCTTGAAAAAGGCATTTTATTAACATTTAATGTGCCAACTTCTTTATTAAGTAAATACCAAGAATATATTTGTTATTTTGATTCTCCAATGACAATCCCAGATGGAATAATAAAAACTATAAATTTTGATCCATCGTCATACAGTATTAGTGGAACTAATACTAGTAGTGCTAGTGTTTTTTTGAAAAGCACACTATCTCATCAAATAAATACAAAAATTTTAATTCGATTTGTTATCAAAGACACAAGCAATATAGTTGTCCATACAGACTACAAGTTAATTAGATGTTCTACTAGTGCTACTGTCACTATTAATGGTAAAATTTTAGTAGACAGTGGAGGTAATTATGGACCAAATGGGGGTAGAATATTTGCAATGTCAACCCTCAATCAACTTGCACCGTCTTTAGTTACGCAAGGAGATATTCTTTCTGGAGGCGGTAGCACTACTACTATACCAGACACCTTAATCGTGACCATAGGAACCAATATTGATCCTTTTACTTTTGAGTTGGATGTTGTGCCAAGTTCCAACATAGCACCAGGATCCATAAATGTTCCAAGACTTAATGATAATGAATATATTGGTCCATTTACTGTAACCAAAGCAACATGCGGAGGAGCAGTATTGCATAGTTATCCTGAGTATACTATATTAGATCAATATAATAATTGGACATATAAAATTAATAATAAAATATTAGCTAGATTTATTCCTGATGATCCAGATGAAGCTTATGATCTTATTATTATGCTTCCCTTAAAAGATTTTTCATCTTTAAACGATGCACAACCACAA